ACATAATTCTGAGTCTCCGCATAGTTTACATTCCTTAGTTGATAAATCATACCCAATACCGAAGCAAGGGTCTCCATTAGTTCCCAGAGTACTAACATCTATGGGAGTAAGGATATCTTGCTTCGATAAGTCAGGAAGTTGTTTCTTTTTCTTAGCCATTATATGTCTTTTTTACGTTTATAATAAATGTATATTTCACTGTTATCTTCTATGGGAACATAGGAATAACCGATGTTATTAATAAATAGTTCCCTGAGTTTATATAATTCTTGGTATGAATTTCTATCATGACTCTCTTGACATACTTTGACTACCATATCATTACTCCAGTACAGATAGAAATAATGAGTAAAGCATTCGGGAGTATTTTGAGAAGTTTCCAAGCTTGATATCCATATCAAATCTCTACAGTTGAATACATGTTTAGGATTATGTACCTCCTCAACAATGAGAGACTTAAACCATTCTTTAATCTTCCTCATCATAAGTATAATTAAGGTGTTTATAATTAGGACAGACCCATTCTTTGAAATGCCATCCTTTGATTTCCAAATCCTCTTTATGAAAACGTTTCTTGCATGAATGACATTGATAACCATCCTTAGAAAATATGAAGTCTAAAGCGAGTATTATTATCATAATAACCACCGCTGTAATTAAAATATATTTCTCCATCACTGAAAGCCTTTAATTTTCTTTTTAGTGTTATTGGGTTTCCTTAAGAGTACCCAGCAATAAATACCCGATGCAGAGATTTGAATTATCTTCCAACCATCTGATAAGAGAGTAGTTAGTTTAGTATCATCTTCATCTCTGATACATATTAGTTTATCATTATTCATAATGCCTATATGCTTATTAATTGTAATCTTCTTTTCCTCCTACGGAGAAAAAGTAAATACTCATAGTACTTACAAGTCTACTTAAGTAAGGCCTCATATTTATTCAATATCCTATTTATACAGGTTCTATTGACTTTAAAACGTTTCCCAATTCTACTAGATGACCATCCTAAAGATTTTAATCTTATAACCCTTCTATGAGCCCTTATAGAAACTTTACGATAATCACGTTTATCTAATCTCATCTGAGACATATTCTCAGCTTGTGTACCCCAATATAAATTATCTACATGATTATTTAATGGGTTATTATCTTTGTGACATACACAAGGTTTATTCTCTGGGTTAGGTATATAAGCTAAAGCTACTAACCTATGTACCTTAGCTAATCTCCTAATACCTAATTTTGGATTTCTTAAAGTAACGTATGGCCTTCCGTCATGTTTGGTATATTTAGTTTTTAACAAATGATAATCCTTTAGATAACCGTGTCGATTATTCTTTCGGGAATATACTTTACCATCAACAGTTACATAGTAACCTGGGAAATCTGATATATTACCTTTCATAACTTATGTTTAGGACGTTTTACTAAAATTACTTTTAATTTCTCTACTTGATAATACCTTTTTCTAGCTCTAGCATGTCTAGATAAGTAATTACCTGGATACATTAAATCATCTACATAAGCTTTCTTTTTAGAAGAGTCGGTTCGAACTAATCTACCTAAGAATTGGATAGTTTTCTCGTTAGATAACATACTTGCTGCATTAAGTAAGTACTTAAGCTTAGGAAAGTTTTTACCTCGAGCAATGATTGTAGTTGATACCAGGATATCTATTTTACCTTCTCTAAAATCCTTCATTATTTGTTGTCTTAATTTAGAGGAAGTATTAACATGCACATAGGCAATATTATAGGCATCGCCCAGTTTCTTTTTAAAGAACTTATATAGATTTTCACAATGTGCAATATGCTTGCATACTACGAGAGCAGGATATCTGCCTTGATTAAGGTTCCATAGTAATCTATTATAAGCCATTAACCAAGCTGTATAACAATTGGTGATTGAATCATCGTATATTTCCTTATAGGAAATACAATCAGATTCCCAATTACCATACCAGGGTTTACCAGGTACCATCTTTACAACGGTTTTTGTTGAGTAACCCTTTTTGATAGAGTCCTTAAGTTTAAACTCGGCAATCGCTTTACCAAAGAAACATTCAAGGTTCATATTCTTAACTTTATCCTTAGCAAGCTTGCTCATATAAATGGTACCAGATAATCCTATACGAATTCTGGTATTAAATAACCGAGTGATTACATTCTGATATTGCTTACTACCTCCCTGGTCAGCCTCATCCACAAGTACCATGTCTATCTGAGATAATTCTTTTTGATAGAATCTCATGTTCCTCGAAATAGACTGAACCATACCTATGGTGAAATTACTCCAGTTTAAAACCTTGCCTTGAACAAAAGTGATATCTTCTCCGGGAAGATATTGCTTAAATTCTTCTCTAGCTTGATTTAACCAATCCGAATCATTAGTTATTAGCAAAGTCTTTAACTGCTTCTTATAGGATAAATATAAAGACGACATGATAAGTGTTTTACCTGCATTAACAGTGTAATCTAATACGCCAATATGAAAAGGTGTATTCCCTATCTTATTATTGATAACTGCCTTAACAGCTTTCTCTTGCTCTGGTCTTAATTTATATTTGCCTATATTCGTAACTACTTTACTGACTTTAGGTAAAGGTTGACGCATATCTACAACTTTAGGTTTAATCCCCATCTCAATACACATATCGTATACTTTGGGAAGTAAACCTATTTTAAATTGCCCAGTCTTGGTGATGTAATGAATCTTACCGTCCCAATTCTGCATACCTCTTTGCCTTGTACGTAAGTAGAAAGCATTTGGATGTCGAATAGCGAACCCATTATAAAGTTTCTGTGCGAACTTAAGAGGTAAGTCAAGTTCGCACATATTCCCATTCTGAATAATAATCTTACTCATACTAATCTTTTATTTTATCCCAGAGACTCCCCTCTACTTGAGGTTCATTATCCAGGAGTTGTTTACTCTTATTCTTATATAGGTATTTATTATACCTTTCAATGGCTTTATCATTGTACATCTGACTTGGTTCTGGTAAACCATTACACCAAGCAAGAGCTTCGAACTGGGCATCCAAAAATTGAAATACATTCCAATCCTTTTCATCCATTAGATTATGAATCCTAAGGAAGTGAACATATTTCTCTGGCTGATGTTCATAAGATTCATATATACCAGTAACACTAGCAACTCTTTTTATAAATTCATCATGGATATCTTTGGTAAAGCCTGGGTCTTTATCTTCCTTGAGTTCTATCTCGGCATCTATTTGATTAGTAATGTTGTCCTGCATAGATATCAACCTTTGCATAACATTCCTATAATCAGTCATCCTTTTTAGTCCAGTCTCTATATACTTGATAAAACCTTCCCTGGTATCAAGTTTAAAATCTTCACAGAAGGTATTACATACCTCTGCAAGCTTTTTACAATTTGCCCATTCTCGGGAATTACTTTCGTTTATTTTCCGAACTCCCCGATGCTTTAACTTTATACGAGTTGCATATAAAATATCAGCAACGAGGGCAGCATCCCCCTTAGATGCTAGTAAAATGTTAGAAACTTTCTTAGTATTCTTATTGTTAGAAACTAAGACTGCTCTATGATTTATTGCCTCCTTTCGAGCAATAACAAAAAAAGCCTCAACTGGGAAGTTATCTACCTCTAAGGTATTTAATATTTCCTCAAACTGAGACTTAGTTATATGGATAGATGGTTCACGCATAAATATATTATTTTATAATATAATAGGAACTCCTTACTCCAAAGAGTTTCTGATTTGAATCAGTTCTTGATAACTTTGATACCGAGTAGCATATACTAGCTTAAGTGTTTGTTTTCTTCCCAAATCATTTACATCAAAACTCTCTGGAAGAAATACTACCTTGACTTTTTTATAAGCTACTAATTTAAGTGCGAGATTAACAGCATAAGACCTGGCATCGGGGTCTAAAAGGATAATATATCTTTGGCACTGGGATTTAAGTAGTTCATTGACTTGGTACTGACTAATAGCTTTGCCCATTGTGGCAATTGCTCTATCCCCAATTGTGAGAGCATTAAGTACTCCTTCGCAAATGAATACCGACCTGTACATCTCCAACGCATCATGATTAAAGATGATAAATTGTTTTCCCAAACCGGTGATATCTTTGTCTGGGTTATTATATCTGGGCCCTTTGCCGATAACATTTCGAGCATTGTAATACCTAAGTTGTCCTCGATAATAAAACGGGATGATAAGGTACCCATATGTCGTACCCATTGTACCGTAGCCGATACCGTATCTTGAAAACTTCTCGAGGTTAAAGCCGCGTTTCTTGATATATCCTCGAATGCTTTTTGCAAGTTGGCTGTCTCCGAGCGAAATATTTCTAAATCCATCTGGGAGATATACGGGCTTACTTTCGGCAAGTTCGATTTTCTCTTCCTTAAACTGTAGTTCATCAAATTGCCCATTGTTCAAAAAATTAATTAGTTCATGATACTCAGTAAATCCTTCTATGTCCATTATTAATTGAGCAGGAGAAGGATGGGCATTACATCTAAAACAATTGGTTCTATACATAGAAAGGTTAACTCCCAACTTATGTTCTCTCCCACAATAGGGGCAAGTTGGTATACGCATCCAGCCATGTCGATATTCAAAAGCTCCAAGTCTTTTAATGAAATAAGTTTTGAGCTTAGACTTAAACTGATTTGTTATTTTCATAAACTTCTATTTAAGTAGTGACTAATACTAGCTTTACTTAGCTTATACTTTTCTCCCAATTCTTTATTGGAGTAACCCTTGGCTTTATCCCTAATTAACTCTCGTACCCTATCATGTCCTAATCTATATCTCTTTTTAGTTTCTTTAACGTATCTATGAATATGGGTTATATTGTATTTCTGTTTTAGTTCCTTTATAGTAACACCGTTTAAATAATCTTTATTAAGATTAAGTATATCCTTTCTAGATATGGGTACTTTACCTTGAGGTCTAAATCTATTATCCCTGATACACTGTTGTATATTTTCTTTCTGTGTACCCCAATAAAGATTAGTATGTATATTATTGCAAGGGTTATTATCTTTATGACATACATGAGGTTTACTCTCTGGGTTAGGTACCCAAGCTAAGGCTACTAACCTAGAAGCCTGAATCCTTTTATGTTTATTACTATCTCTTAATATATGATATATCCTACCCCGATTGAGGGTACCTTTTAATAACATCCATACTTTTCTTTTAGGGTAGTATCTATATAACCTACTTCTCTTAGAAATATAATAATCTGGCCACCCTACTATATTAGAGATTAACTTTCTTTTAGATATCACCTGATTTCTTCTCATACTTTTCTTTATTTGCAGAGGGATTATCTTTAGAACTCTTCATCATAGAATCTAATACTCCAGAATACACTTCATCATATTGTTTACGTTGTTCCCTTGTAAATTCCGTACATCTTTGCCTTTCGACATCGCATTTGAATAATGCTCTACCGGAAGGAAGACCATCCCTTTGTACTACCATCTCAACTCGAAGTATATTATCTTTTTCTTCTTGCTCGGTAGAATTAAGACCCACAATAACTTGAGCATTACGAACAATAGCAATTGAACCAGAGATATCATTCTCATCATACCGAGTAAGCCTATGCTTTTTACCTTCACGAGTAATGTGATGAGCAGTCCATATAATGTCTAAATGTAATTCCTCTGCCAGATTCTGAAGGTCTACATATACATTAGATATCCTTTCGAAATCTTCTCTATCACCCGCTATTGATGCAAGCTTACCAGCGTAGTCAACCATAAGAACTTTAATATCGATTCCTTGATTACGAAGTTGAATTATCTTTTCCCTTATATAAGTGGTATTAGTAATCATCGCTGGTACACGCTCAACTACTAATTCAACTCCAAACCTTGCAAGTTTCCTTAAATGCTTTGCCTCAAGTTTATCATACTCACCAGAGTATAATTCCTTCTTAGTTTTATTGATACTGGATTGAATGAAACGGTCCATGATTTGTTCTTGACCATTTTCCGTATCAATATATAATACTGACTTCTTCATTCTGAGATAACCTCTTGCAAGGTTTACCATAAAGAAGGTTTTCTTTGCCTTGGGTTTATCAAGTATTACATTAACTGAATGCTCTGGATAACCTCCTGCATTAGTTAGTTCATTCAACTGCCTAAATGGGCAAGGTATAACTGAAGGTTCTGATTGTCTTCTAAACTGTCTCTCAGTAATATCCCGAATCATATATAAGGGTTCATCCTCTTTCTTAGGTTTACTTTTCTGAAGTACCTTTTCAATCTTCCTCGAATACTCTTCATATTGTTCGAAGTTATCCAAATCGAAGGAATCATTTAAGTTCTTCATCTCAACATAAGTAGAGAATTGATATATCCTCTCTTTAATATAATCCGAATCTGATAAGGGGATGTGATAGAGATTGCTTATTATCTTTTCTATATTAGGTATATCATCCTTCGTTACCAAATCGATGTATGCCTTTGATTCTAGCAATTCTTTTATTACTTGCTTTAGAATATTCTCTGAAGGCATCTTACCCTGCTTTTTAAAGTATTTGGTAATGCCCTCGAATATAAGAGCATGTTCTATGAGAACCAGATAATTAGCTTTAATCCTCTTTAGGACTAAACCTCCCTCCTTATCCCTTAAAACAAACCGGAGTATCTCTAATTGAAAATCCGGACTGAACGAAAACTTAACTTGTTCTTTAAACTTCTTCATATCTATATTGCAATATTATATAAACTAATAGATTTTGATAGTACCGAGATAGTTCTAAGTATGTTGACATCTATCTAGAAACTACTAATCCACTACCTTAAGCTCCCGAATATTTAATATTATTATTTTATATAAGAAAAAATACTTATATTTGCATAACGAATATTTAATAACATGGGAAAAAGTAAAGGAAATAATGGCTCAGAGCTTCATAGATTAAAACCTATGCAGGAATACGATGAAGCTACATTCAACAGACTTTATAAAGTTTGTAAGCCAGTAATTAGAAACCTTACCAGACAGATTAATTATAAACGGTTTAATCTTACACCGGATATTATCCAATCTTATTTCTGGGATAAGATGTTATTTGTTTTCAACAAATACTATGGTGAATGTACTGAAGAACATCTTAAAGCAAGAATCCTTGCATCACTTAGTACATTCAAAAATAAATTGCTTCGTTCTGCATACGGAGAACAGGCAGAGTATAATCAAAGCCTCTTTAAACTCGATGACTTATTCGATAATGATAAAGAATTAGAGGATGATACCGAAGAAGAGAAAGCTAAATCAGAAATGCTCGATATGATGTATACTTATATGAAGGATAAGCTTTCTCCAGATGCCTATCTTTTGTTTGAGGTATTAATTACTCCTCCCCCTTTTATCAAGGAAAGGCTTGAAAATAGTACTCGAATAACTAATATAATGCTTATCGAATTTTTCGAAATGCCTAAGACTAATGAATCTATGAGATACATCTCGGAACTTAGACAAGATATACAATATTGGGAAGACCGAGCTAAAGAAGAACTTAAGTATTAACACAAAAGAAAAGGGGCGTTTCCCAACGCCCCCTCCCTAATTGATTTTTACTACGCAAAACACAGATTGTAAACAAATGTTTACTCTTAAACAATACAAATAATACACATGAGTTTTAATACTACTAAATAACTAATAACAACTTTATGATGATATTTTTTGGATATATCGTAATGTAATAGTCGGTGGCAATTTTTCAATATCCAAAGTTTCTACCGAAGTTTCTTGTAAGAAAGATTCCCCTAATAGGTTCCAGCTTACTACGATAGCACCATCTTGAATACCCTTGGTAGGAGTCCCTCTACCGAAATCTCCATTCAATCCCGTCTCCCTATTAAAGAAAGATTGAGGACGAACGTTCTCCCAGCTATTGGCATCATCTTGTTTACCTTTAGATACACCAAGAGCATGCCTATGCTTAGGAAGGTCATCACCTTTAATTGAGATTAAGAAGTTACCCTTAGTGGGTGTATAGTAATCTCCGACATTCTGTAGCATTACTTCATCTCCAATCTGAACTCCTCCAGCTTGGTAACCAATAATTATTCTACCAGCTGCCTTAGTATATTCTGCCCAGCCCTCCGGTATTACATCGGTTTCCCAAAGAATGATAGAACCGATGGGTAAGTTAGCAGTACTCAGAGATTCAGCGAATTCTTTTCTGATAGCCTCAATCTGACTATCGATGTATTGCTTAATATTTAACTTAGTACCAGATTCATCTATTACCGGGAATCCTGAATTTACTTGTTCTAATCTTTTCACTGATTCCTTCATCATACTCTGGGCAGCAGTAGTATAAGGGATTTCTTGGAACTTACCTTGATAAGGTACAATAGCAAAGTTCTCATTTCGTTTGGTCATTGCATCAGTACCCTTACCATATACTCCGATAAGAACAACGGAAGTTTTATTATTAGAGTAATAAGGGCAAGCACTCTCTACCATCTCTAGAAGATTGCTATAGGTCATACCATAATTGGAATATATATCATTATTAATGATATCCGGTGTACGATTTTCTTCGGCAATCGGATAATAAATATCCAGAGACTTTTTGAACAATGTGTAAAAGCTTTCGGAAGATTCATTCCAATAAGCTACGAAGTCTACTGGATTATCTACTGGTTCAGAAATAGTAGTATGTACTGCAAAGAGTAATACTTCTTCTGTTGAACCTTGGGTACCTTGGATGTTCTCAATAGTAATCGTTTGTTCATCGGATATAAATACATACCCATCTCTTGAAATACACCCAAAGTTCACGTCTGGCAATTCTCCATCTTCTGAAGCCTTTGCCATATACCTTGCCATAATCCTATCCTTGATTACATTGGCATACTTACTTCCAGCAACTCCCTGAGGAGATACCACTAACTTGTTACCATTTATGGTAGCTGAGCCAAATCCACAGAATGGTCCTAAACCAGAAGGAGCAGCAATTGCTTCTGCTGCTTCCTTTGATTTAATAATACCTTCATACTTAAAGTACGTCTTCATTGTCCTTAGTATTTTTAAATTGATTTTTCTGTTCTGACATATCTTTAAATGCTTCACCTACATCCTTGAACTTGAGGGTTAACAATTTAAAGAGTATTCTCCATATACTGTACCGTTTCTTAATACCATGTATTTCACAGATGTGTCCATATATACTATCTACTTCGAAACAGTAGCATATTACTATAATCGTTATTGATACCACTATTGGGTTCATCCCATAGGGTTCCCCAATAGCTTTACCAAGTACAGCACCAAGTAGAACATAACAAATATAATCTACTATTTTGTTTAGAGTTCTTCTTCCAGCTCTAGATTTTCGAATTTCGATTTTCTGTAACCTACTTGCCGATAACCCAAACCATAAATCTGATAGGATTAGAATTATTGCAAGAATTATCATCCATCTCAAATCATACAAGATTTGTGTACACTCTCCCAATATACCCACAGTGAATGCCTTGAATAAAGACTGAGTTGTGGTCTCTGTTATTCTATCGATTGTTGAATTTATCATTGTTCTACTATTTGCCAAGATTGATTACTGTAAGTTGTAATGGTAAATGTTTTCTCTGAGAGGTCATCATGTTCCCATTCTAACTTTTGAGGACTAACACTTAAAAGGTCTGCATCTACTACGGTGAACTTAGTTCTCTTCGAAGTATCTACCACTGATTCGAATATATACTCTCCAGCTTGTGCAGTTACAAATTCATAACCAGCACCACCTGCGTCATAAGTAGTTACTTTACCAACTTCCCTTATTCGACTATCGAAGTCAGGTTTATTAGAAGTACACTTGATTAAAGTAGATACTTGTTTAACATTCCCCTTTAATTCTGCATAAGTGGGAGTACAAGAAATCTCGATGATTGTAGGATAATCTTCCAGTATTACTTGACATCTTAATGAAGAACCATCATCTGCCACAAAGGTATAAGTCCCAGCCTTGGTAAGAACAATTTCCTCATCAAGGTTATAGGTTTCCCCGTTCTCATCACAGGTAGCAGTACCACTTACATTGACCCCATTTTTCATTTCCTCAAGATGGAACTTACAAGCAGACTTCTCATCCAGTAATTGGTATACTGCATAAGTATCATCTATCTGGTCTTCTGGTAATGCCCAGTTGGGTTCTTTCCAATGACTGTCTGTAGCATCCGAAGGTACTATCTTTAATTTATTCTGATATACTACTGGAGAATTATTAACTACCAAAGTAGTCTTAGCAGTAGGGTAAGCTACAGACTGAAAGGTATAAGTCCCTGCCCTATTTGCAGTATATACATAACCATTCTGAGCATTAAAGGTTTCCCCAGTTTCAATTACCCTTACTCTGTAATCATCCCCATTACCAGAAATACGTTGTATCTTTACTGTAGCTTTTGCAGAGCCATTGAATAATGTGACTGTTGGTGGGCTAACAGTAATTCTATATACTGCAGTCTTACCAGATACTACTTCGAATATACCTACACCTTCATCGGTTTCCCTTTTATCCAGTGTACATTTAAACTTATAAGTACCATAACTATTAGCAGTAAACTTATCACCGTTCTTAAACAACTTAGTATCACCAATTAGCCTACAATATAGTTCACCAGTAAATGATTCTGGGTAATTCGATTCGATGGTAAGAGTGGTAGTAGCATCCTTGATACTTTGCTTATTCCCAACTCTAAATTCAGAAGGTGTACATCTTATCTTATATGTAATCTCTTCTCGAGTTACAACAAATGAAGTTTGCTTTACTGGGAACTCTACAATCTCAAAGATGTAGGTACCAGGCTCTGAAAATTCCCAAGTTGAGCCAGAGACTTTCACTATATCAGTACCGGATAATCGTACATTACAGGTTTTCACGGTACCCTTATAGGATACGTTTGCCCTTACTACTGTACTTACTTTTAGGTTAGTAGGAGTTATCTTTCCAGTAATAGGGTCACAAGTAATAGAATATACTCGATTATAAGATTCTTGATTAACCGTAATTTGAGTTACCTTAGTAGGGTCTCCCACACTTCTAAAATAATAAGTACCTGCTCTGGGTATATTAAAAATGGAACCACTTTCGTGTTTAGTGTAACCCCAATTTATATTATCACTGGATATCTGATATCTTAGGTCGGCATTTATCCAATCTGAAGTTACAGTTACCTTTACCGGTACTTCATATACCTCTGAAGTAATAAGATTGGGTTGGTCCGGATTTACTAACTCAGCTTTAATTGTATACCCATCATTTACGGTAAACCCATATTGAATATCGAAAGATACATGATAGGGTATGAATCTTTTAAAGAAAGCCTCTACGGCTTCTCTAAATTTTCTGAAAGCTGCCGAGTTCGAAGTATATCCATGACCGGTAAGTCTAAAGGTTACCGGTATACATTGAGAACAATCGAAAGTATTATCATAGGTATACTTATCGTCATAATGGTAATACTGGTCAAAGTGCGGATTACCTTTTACCCAACCATCATAACTATCAGCCTTTGCAGGGTCAGTTACTACGCAGGTTAACCCATACAGCCTCATCATTATTTCGAAGAACTCAGAGGTACCTCTTATTTTAAAAAGAGATATCGAATACTTCAGGATGTTTCTTACTTGAGTACTGGTTAAAGTAAAGGGTCCCTCCTTTGGTATTATCCAAAGCTTAGATAACTCTTGGAGTTTATCATCGGAGTAGAACCCATTAAAGTACTCTGCCCATTTCTGTGCATCTATAGTGTTCCCATAAGCAAAGGGCATTTCTCCGAGGAATTGCCAAAGGAAATTGAGATACATATCCGGAGCCTTATCTATATCGATAATGTCCAAGATATTCTCAATATCCTTTGTAATGTAATCTTCAAAATGCTCTCCACAAATTTCTAGAAACCTCTCTAAGATGCCTTTGCCATTTACCTTATAGGTATCTTGAGCTTTATACTCGAATGGCAAAAAGTCGATTAGATTTTTGAGGTTTATCATCTTATACTATTTCGTTTACGGTTAAAGTCAATTGTGAAGCATTTTCAAATACCGGTAAATTAAAACCTGGGTCTTCATAATCATGGTTGGGTTCTGATACCGTAATAGAATATCGATAACCAGATTGATAGCTATTGTTCTGAATGTCCAAAGAGAAATCAAAACCATTAGCTTTGTCAATAATCTGAATAGAGCTACCGACTGAACCAGTAGTTACATAACCATTCAATACCGAACGTACTGTAAAAGTAGTTGAAGAATTGAAGGTTATGTAGTAGGTCATAGAACCCTTTGCCTTGTTTAATTTAAACTGGCCCAGGTTTAGTTCCTTATTACCGTAGATGGTAGTAGGCCATGGCTTAATGTAGAACTTAGTTAGATGTAAGTAATCTACGGTTGACAGGTTATCTATCAGGGCATAAATATCTGATAACCTTACGCTTCCACCTATCTGAGCTTGCTCCGGAGAATAGGCATTATATAATGCTGTAAGAATTTGAGTTTGTATCTCGGGAGTCTTATAAGACTTATTACCAGTAACTTCCATCTCTAGAATAATCTGAACCTTACCTGCAGATTTAACCTTTAACCATGTGGTCATAGGAGCTCTTTGAGATAATAGATTGTATACCCTATTGATTAATTCAGAAGAAGCAACAGCTCCACCATCGGGGCTAATATATACTGTAAGCTTTCTACCGCATTCATAATCGGCTTTAGCTTTGTTTACCCCATCAACCAACATGGCCAAACTTTCGAAATCCTCTTTGGTAATTGCTACTCCCAAAGTCTTTACACTCAAAGGTATATGTTCTTTGAGCATTGTAAAGTTTTCATAGTTTGAACCACCTCCGGCATCGTAAGCATTACTTACGGTAGCATCAGTAATTGAAGAAGAGATTACTGAAGGTACAGAAGTAATAGTATTACTCTTTACATTACCCTGAGTACCATTAGTTAAATAGAATACTACATTGGTTATCTTTGCACCTGCAGCGGGTTTCTTACCAAAGGTGCCATCTCCAAACATTATATAGGGGCTTAGAGATTCATCTACCGAAACCATGAAATGTTTATCGGTAGGTTTAGACTTTGCAAATGTATCTACTAATACCCAAGTTTCCCCACCTATCTGCAATGACATAGAACCTTGTTCATAATACTTACCATTGGGTAGAGTACCCAGATGAATTATAACTCTATCTCCAGTAGGTATTACCATATTATTTAAAGCACTTGCAGTATACTTCTCGTGTTGAACTATAGGTACTTTACAAGTAGTTACATTTGAATACCAAGTTACGTCTCTGGCAGATAACCAGGAATTACCACTAGAATCTGTAAATAAAGTTCCTTGAGGTATAGTTAATTTAGCTCCGATAGAATTACCAGTAATACTTCTGGATAAGATTACATCTACTGTAGCAGCAATTGCTGCTCGAGCATGGTAATCTACCAAAGCCCCATGTTTAACTACCGAATCATACCTTCTTGCCGTAGATAGGAAAGTTTCCCTTGCCATGTTATCTACATAGTAGTGAAGTACTTCGGCAATTGCCGCAAACAATGAGAGGATGATAATTAAGATGTTCCCCTCCGAATAATCCGTTATGAGTTTCTGACCTTGAGGGTCTTTGAGTCCCATAAGGGATTCAACCAGCTTGGCCTTAATCTGTTGATAAGACCTCTGGTATGGGTTAAGCCATTTATTTGTGATTCCCATATTATTGTGTATTTAATGAATTATCCGACCGGTCATAGGTGATATCGAGGTACTGACTAGAATTTGTTCCATTTACTACATAGGTTACTTCTATGTGTATTTTTGCATCAACTCTAGTAACTGTGATATTTTGGAAGGTTATCCTTTGTTCCCAAGCACCTATGGCTTGTTTTAAAAACTCTTTAATTATAAAACTTAGGGCTTGTGAGTTTGGTTCCTCAATACATTGCCATAATTTACTACCAAAGTTTTCCTGTCGAAATCTCTGGCCTATCATGTAATATAATATCGAACTTATATTATCTCTGATAAGTTTAAAATCCCCATTTACTGGGTACCAACCTCTTTCACCCTTTTCATTAGTTGTAAGTTGGATAGGGTAAGTTACACCTATACCAACTAAGTCTGTAAAGTAATTCTTTTCCATTAGTGTATGCAGGTTTTATCCTCATAATCGTCTACAACGAATTGTGAGAAAGGTTTAATTACTTGAGTTAAAGTTGGACCCGAAGAACCTGGTCCAGTAGTTACACCTGAGTGTACATGAGAATTGAACATATTACGAAGTTGTTCTAGTTCTTTAATGGTTTGGTTTAATTTTTCGGTTAATTGAAAAATATTGATTACTCCACCATTTTCTCCAGTATTAAGTATCACGGAATCACCAGAAGATATGTTTATATCCCCATCAGCATTTATTACTATCTCTTTCTCCGAACGAACATTTACAGGTCCATTGAAATGTAAATTGAGTTCTCCGTTATCATCATCTATTACTATTAAGTTTCCTTCGGGAGTAACTATCCCCATTTTATTGGAACCATCCAGAGGTTGGGGTATTTGACTCATTCCCCAACCATGGTATTCCCAGAGAGGTTTAGTTGGGTCCCCAAATTCAAAAGTAACAAATACCGTATCTCCCACTTTAGGGGCTAAGAATTTGAAACCAGAACTAATTGAACCATGTTGCCCTTTAGGATATGCCCAAGCAAATACTCCACCCATTACCTCTGGAACACATACCTTTACCCTGTTCATATGTTTCTCTACATCGTTATTATCAATAACAATGCCACGATAAACAGAGTAATACCGACCAAGACCCTCTAAGCCTTCGTCGGTTATTATCTTTGCTGTTTCGTAACTCATACCCTTATTTTTCTACATAGATTTGACTTGCAATTCGCTTATGCCTTTTAGCTGTGTCTCGGTATACTCGATTAGCTATGGCCATATAATTAAACTTAACCCCATAATCTTCAGGCACTTGGATTTGTTTAACTGATATCTTACCAGGAATTAACTTACCCTTAGAGGTAACTGTATTACCTGTAGATAACACTATACCCTCTGCCAAGGCTTGGGGATTATTGGCATTTACTTCAGTATAATAAGCCTTCTTTCGAATAAACTCAGCTTGACCCTTGATATCAATTATGTCTCCCTTATCATTCAAGAAATGTTCATTATAGTATACTTTCTCATTATAAGTAAAGTTAAGATTAAGATTCTGAGAAGTACTTAAAGCTTTTTTATCTTGACCCTTTGTAGTTTTAGCATTAGCTTTAGCATCATTAGCTACGATGTTTTGAGTAGATAAATCAGTTTTAGAAGTTACAGAGCCAGACTTGGAATTGTTCCTTACTAATTCCATATTAGTTATATACCCTTGACCAGCGTCCATAGAATGAGTACATTGTTTTATATACCAAAGCCCTGACCAACGTTTTCCTACGTTATCTATACGGATTATTTGAGAAGTTGCTAGCATAGGTCTACCTACTACCTGAAGTTTACATACTAACCTTTTGTCAGTTTGCTTTAAACCACCATTGGCATTAGCATTAGCTGCCCAAACATACTTATCAGCTCCTCCGTATCTACTGAATAAGTTGTGATAAAGCTTATAGATGGGTACTCTAAGATTTACTCTTTTCATATGCCTTACCTTAACCTTCTTACCGTATTGACCTTGGCCATAGTGTTTAGTAGTATCAATTTCCATATCGGATAATACTTCAGTATAAGGGTCTTTATTCAAAGCCTCAAACCCTCTTTCAGATGCTGGTAATACTCCCCTTTGAAAATTGATACCAGAAGCTATACCTGCTCCAGCTTGTTTAGAGGCATAACCCTCTGGGTCATAATCTAGAGGATCTACATATTCGGTTACCATAAATTCCATACCATCTTCATCTTCAAAAAGATACATTTCATATTCTAATAACTTTTTAAGATTAGCTTCTAATTCTTTACCATTTCTGGAATTCTTTAGTACTTTTTGAAGAGCTCTCTTTTTATCATCTGGTAATTCACTGGCGGCTTGATTAATAGTGGTACGTATATCTTCAGTAGACATCTCATCGAATCTCCTTTGTTTACCAGCTTCATAAGCTCCAACCGGACCAACAGCTTCATACTCTGCTACCCTCTTTTTATACTCGGCTACCCTCTTTTTATACTCGGCTTCTTTTTCCATGTTATACTGAAGCTGAGTGTCCCAAGCATCCATTACCTCTGTAGGAGTAGTAGGATGACTTCTATAATCTTCAAACCCATTGCCAGTAATATTAAACACCATAAGGTTATCTACCTGAGCCACATGAGGTCTTAAAGCTAATGGAGGCTTATCCTCTGGTTCATTTATGTTAGTTGATAATACAGATAAATCTTTACTATCTGGGTCTAGAGATGGAGCTAATACTGCTTTAACTCTTTTATTTATTTTCTGAGTAGCAAAAGATACTCTAAGTACTTCCCCATTCTCCCCTTGATAGGTATAAGTACATACTGGTTCTTCATGGAATTTCCGATTATGTATATAGATAACCCCATCCCTTGAATCCACATACCATGGCCCATTAGTATACCCTTTCATCTTCTGTTCTAATTGAACTAAGACGTTCTTGCCCACTAATCCAAAGTCACTATCAATTAAAGCTTTCAAGTCTTCTGGCATAGCTACTTCTGCTACTCCACTGTATTTGTTAGCATAGAGTACTTTACCAGTAGTAGTACGGGTATTCTCTGTGGGTACCTGTAGTGACTCGTATACTTTATTACTTATTATCTGTTGTTCCATTACTGAAATATTTCTATGATTACACCAGTAGCATTCCCACAGCCATTGTCTAAATAGGTAGATAATTTATAGCCTTCCATATCCGAATGGACATAAGCAGGTTGATATCTTAAATCTCCCGAAGAATCAATGCACTTAATAGTTACATGAGTACCTGTAGAATCAAATACGGCTTCGAATTCCCTTACCTTAATTATTTTTATGGGCCCAGATATAAATTGACCATCTGGGTATATATATCCCCACTGAAGACAAATATTTTGGTTCTCTTGAATCTCAGCAATGTCTACAGTATCGGGATTACCCGTATCGAAAGTAATAGTAGCCAAGTTTTCTTTCTCTTCATCGTATTTATAACTCCAGGTACTTATATACGCTCCAATGGGTATACCTGTAATAGGATTCATTATAGGCATACCTCCAAAATTGAAGAGGGCCAAATATGGTTGGCCCATTCCCTTATACAATATAGGTTTCTGTTTAGCTGCCATAAGTCGGTATTCTTATTAGGGTTCCCATTTCTAATTCCTTAAAAGGATTCAGTATCTTATTAGCTTCAGCTATAATGTACCACTTACCAGAATCACCATAATACCTGAAAGCAATGTTTTGCAGAGTTTCCCCATCTTTAACGGTATGTTGAATATCGTTAGAGGATTCCGGTACTATTGGAGGTTTAGCCTCTAAGGAATAATCCCCATCGTTATACTTCAGAGCATAGGCATTATTATATGGGCTAGCTCCCTTTAGGTATTGGTTAACATCAATCATATTTAATACCTCCTGTCTTTTTAAGTGAATCGGAATTTATAAAATCTCCATAGGATAAGTTATATGCACTTACTCTCTTGAAAATCAATTCTTGAGTTGCTGCTGCAGGCAATAACCTACCATTACCAAAAGTAGCTGGCTTTCCGGGTATCCTTATTCGATAACCGTTCTGAAAGTTTTTCAGAGTATAGGTTGCCGAAGTAAGGATGTAGTTGTGATTATCAAATATACCAGAATCTCCCCATTCTATCTTAACAATCGGGGGAGCAGCCTGATAACCATTAGATTTAGACCATGCTTCTAATAACCTACATTTATTGATTACCTCTTCTGGATTTTCTGGGTCATTACAGTACCAAGACACATTGAATTGAATAATGTCTTCAGCTCCAGTAAAGTGATACATTGGTACATTGCGACCCATTGATTTAATGGTGGCCCATGTAGTTTCTCCTCGGAAGTCCAATTCCGGAGGTCTATTCTGTAGGGTAATATATTGAGTGGGGTTAACAGTCATATTATATATCCTTACCTCATTCTTATATATAACATATGCTTTAGCCTCGAAGTTTCTGTAATTAGTAGTATTCTTATTCCCCTTTGCTGGGTCTACTCCCTCACTCTCCTCTAATCTCGGGAATTGTAATTCCATTCTCCATTTAGCCTGGAGTTGTTTGTTTAGAATAGGGTTCTTAGACGATATTTGAGCTTCTCCGATTACTCCATTGGGAGTATAGAGTTTACCCTTTTGAGAATCATCCTTTGGAAGAGTAGAGATAGTTCGATTGAGTAATATCCGAGCTCTCCATAATTTATTTAGGGGACCAGTAAGAACACCTGCCGTATCTCTTGTAAGGTCATTGTACTTTTCAACAACCTTACCTGCTGCTTTATTTAATACTCTAGCCATAGTGTTTTAGTTTTATATTCCCATTACAAATGCAGCTCCAGTAAAATCTTGTTGAGAACCTGGAGCATAATCTCCAACTGCTTGACCATCTACTGAGATATTGATACGAGAATCTCTCATACCTTCTTTAATAGCTAACCTAACAGCATTAATAAATCTCTCTTCATTCTGGGCTCTAATGGTAGTTGGGTCTTCTTTCTCTTTATTCTGAGCTTCAGTATTCCTATCTACTGAATTACTAAGGTAACTAATACCCTCAATTAATAAAGGAAGACCTACAGTAATTGCTAATCCCCAGGGTCCACCGAGTAATCCCATAAGTCTACCACCTATAGAGGTTAAACCTTTTATAGCACCTTGCCTAGCCACTTGACTACCAGCTTGGGCACCTGCTCCAGCTAAAGCCCATCCAGCTAAATTACCCGCCATAGTAGTTGCTAATGGTACTCCAGGATTTGGTGTCTTAACATATCTTCCGGTTTTAGTGTTATAAAATCTACCAGCAGAATTCATACCAATACCGCTTGACATCATTTGGAGTTGAACCATGGTTCTCATAAGGTTAACCATTCTTACCATGTGTGCTTCCATAATGGCAAACTGAGTATTAGTTTTTATTGCTGCAGCAGACATACCTCCAGTAGAAGCAGTAGCAATAGTTTGTAAATACCCAACAGACCTAATAATACCTCTTACAGTATTAAACCCTGCAACTATAGTACCCACTACTACTGCAGTAGCTCCTATCCTAAGACCAAAACCTCCAACCCAAGTTTCTGAGATAGAATTAATTACTTCGATTATAGAGTTACCCACATTTAGTACTGGGGTAAAGATTCTACCCAAAGCTGCACCTGCGGTAACTGTTAAGTTCTCTATACTTGATTCGAATTGGTCAATTACACCTGCATCGGTTTTAAGACGTTCTTCATTGAGTCGGTTTACTGCTCCCATGTTTTGGTCATAGGTAGCAAGTATCTTACCCATCTTATCTCTACCAGAAGCAATATCTCGAAGTACTGGAAGCATACCACGATTACCTCGAACTCCGAATATATTGAAGAAGGTTGGTGTTTCGATTCGTGAAGGTAAATCTACTGCGGCCTTAGCAAACTTCTGATAGATAGTGTAAAGGTCTATAAGGTTACCTTTAGCATCGAAGAATTCATTGGGACTTAAGCCCAAGGCTGCTAAAGCGTTATAGCCTTTCTTTTTTTGTTTAACAAGGGATAGTTGTAAGTAACGAATCATATTAGCCAGTGAGGTACCTGCCATAGAACCTTGTATACCCATATCACCCAATACACCAATAGCAGCAGCCGTTTGCCGAAGGTCTACTCCAGCAGTTGCCATATCTGCTCCTGCATAGGATATGGACTGGGCTAAGTCTGTCAAAGATATATTTGCATTAGTAACTGCAGTATATAAATCATCTGTTACTCTAGCGGCTTCAGTCATTGGGATTTGGTACATTGACATGATATTAGTTATCAAGTCAGCTACACCACCTTTCTGTCCCACTGGCATTGTAAAGATTGAAGCCAGCTTAGATGCTGGCCCAATCATTTCTTTAATAGCATCGAATTTATTACCTGCCATAGCCAGGTACCTTTGTCCTGATGCAACATCCGAAGCAGTAAGGGGAGTCATCTCATTGACGTCTTTTGCCAATTGTAACATTTCCCTTTGTTCTGCAATGGTAGCATCAGCAATTTTCGAAGCAGTCCAAACTTCATTCTGAACACCCGCAGAGTATTTATAGGCCCTTGCCATTCCCCCTACGAGCTGCATTCCGAAGTCCATTGTATTGGAAGCTGACATCTGTATACCTCTATTCCAGGTATTCATATCATTCATCATTGTTCTGAATGACCCAGATATCTTGCCAGCCTCTTGAGAGAATCGGTCTTTTAAAACCATGGCAACACCGACCTCTACTATACTCCTACTGGTATTCATAATTTACTTTCTTTTCTTTAATTGTTTATAATATTGCTCGGCCATTTCCTTGAATATTTTCCTTATTCGGTACGGAAGACGTAAAAAGCCGAAATAGTCTAAGGCTATCTCGGCTCGGGTGATATAAACAAAATCACTTTCTAACATTACTCTTCCGTCAGGTAGAAAAAATTTGGTGCCCAAACTATAGGATAAGTTCTTTCTTCTCCGGTGGTTGGATTAGTGATATGGGATTCACCTTTGAAGATAGGGTCCATAGATAAGATATGCTTTCTCATCTCAGCCATATCCTTTGCAGTAAACGGAGTAAAGTTTTCTACCTTCTCCCAACTACCATCAACCTCTAAGTGAAGATTACGGCAAAGAAGAGGAGCATTCTTAGTTTGTTTATCCAAAGGCAACTTCATGAACTCTTGTTCTCCCTTACCTGTCATACAATCGAATTTAATTCTCTTGCCAGATGAAAGAGTGTATTCATGGTCTACCAATCTAACTCCCTCTGGATAATAAGGGATAGCATCTGGCTTCTGATTTAAATCCTCTACAGTTGGAGTAGTACCGTAATCGAAAAGGAACTCATGAAGGTCTTGGCCATAAGTAACTTTACCACCGTTCTCTTTACCCCAGTCATATTCAAATTCTACTTCCTCTCCCAATGAGAATATACGAGAATTGAAAATAATTGCATAGCGGTCATTGACTGGTAAGTTAAGGGCATCATCTACGGTTAATTTCCCATTAGGGGTAGCAGTAGTTCTAATTACAATTGCTGCAATGAACTTGGTAAGGTTCATCAAAGTCTTCATGTCTGAAAGGTTACTGAGGATATCTTCATCAGCACCATTCTGTTCTCTGATTTCATATTCGAAACCAGAAGGTCCGGTAAATCTAAATGTTCTAAATTCCATAATTTGATATATTTAATGTTTACAAATGTTCATAGTACTCCGTATAACAACAAGAAAGGGGTGAGCTCCTATCACAGGAATCCCACCCCTCCACCGAATCTTAGTGAAAATAGACTAAGGAATTAGTATTTATCTGCAGTACCAACTGAGAACTCTATGGACTCAATGGTATTCTCTGAAGCCATTCTGTCCAAGTCTAAGCCGGTAATCTTACATGGCCATACCTCTTCGAAGACGTGGGTATTAAGAACCGAGACTCCATCTTCGGCAAGTTCATTTACAATAGCCGTTTCCCAATATTGGCTTGGTACCAAACCTCCACCAACTATGTGGTCTTGGCAAGCATAAAGCCAATCATGAAGCCATGTGTCTGAACCTGCAGTAGTCATAAGTTTCTCTACAATAAGATTACCTATAGTAACCCTACCTGCAGTTTTAACGTCTCTATTGACGTCCCCATGAGCAACCTGGTCAATTTCAATATCTGGCAAAGTACAACTTTGGAATAGATAGGTATTGATAGGGTGTTTGGGGAACATGATGCTCCACAAGAATTTCTTCCGTGGGTTTTTTACTTTTGCTCCCATTGTGTTATGAGTTTATAAGTTATTACTTGTTTCTACGATTGATACTGCCTTAGAAGCTGCATCGATTACAATCTCCATAGTTACCTCTTGCATAGGAACTACATCCTTATACTTAAGGATAGCACGGTACTTACCCTGACGAGCATCTGCTTCGTTATTAACCGAAAGGTCATCCCAAGAAGTTGCATCTTGGTCACCCATCCAGGTATACTCGGTCATAGCATCTTCGTCTACCAAAGAATCCAAGGTAGGTTTAACCTCCAACCAGATTCTCTTCCAAGTACTCCAAACGTTTGGTTCTTCGATATACTTGTTGAGTACCGGGCGAAGGAACTTCTTCAGATAGAGATTCAATCTTACAATTGAAAGGAACCTTTCAGAATCCTGTTTCACTTGAGAAGAGAAGCAATGCCATAGCATGGTTTGCTTACCTGCATCTGGAGTATCTTTGATTACCATCTCATTGATATAATTCTGAGCAAGGGTGCTCAGTTCGTTATATCGAGAAGGAGAACCATAGTTAGGGCATACTGGACCAACTGCATCCCCAATAACTCCTCGGTTCATACCTGCAAAGGATTTCCAAGGACCATATTGAGTAGCAGAGGCATCTCCCAAACCAACAATAGTACCCACTACATCGGAATCCTGAAGATTACCATTTTCGTTGTAGTACTTAAGTCCACCACCAAAGTAGGCAATGTACTTAGAGTTACCTACAATACCAAGGCAAGTCTGTACCCAAATAACCTGAGCTTTGTAACCTCTTGCCTGAGTACCTTGAGTATAATGGGTTAAGTGTTTGGGAACTTCGATATACAGTACCCATTCCATCAGTTCTTTTGCCATATCAGCAGCAGCCTTGTATACTTTGAGTACCTCTGAATCTTGTTCCAAGTGTTGAGAGATATGTGAAATAAACAATTGGTAGAAGTCTGTGTAGTCTCTTACCAAGTCCAGTGAAGCAATCCATTCTTTGGGAGTTGGAGTGGAACCTGCACTACCGATAGTACCATTAAACAGTTTCTCTGTTTCGGAGGGTGCAGCATCTCCCACGGTAATAGTGATAGCATTCTTAGTACCGTCGATATCATCGGTAAGCCACTTAATTAGGTTTTCAAAAGAGGAACCTGCAGTAATTACCGGCTTAATATATTCCGAGTTCTTAGCAAATGCACTAAGAGCAAGGTAATCTACCGAAGTATTATTGTTATCATCGGCAGTTTTGTAGGTTATTACTGGACCCTGTTCAAGTACTTGCCCATTAGCCGAATAGATTTTATAATACAAGGTATTAGCTTGCTTATAAAAACCAACCTGGAAAGTATCTGCACTACCAATTGGATCTCCATATCCCTTGGTTACTAATCCAAAACTATAGGTAGTACTACCTGATTTGAAAGTAATCAGAGCAGAGGGTTTAGCCGAGTCGGGTACAGCAGAAGCAACTGAAATCCCATCTTCTGAATCTTTAGCTTTTCTTGCCGCAGCCCGAGAAGCAGTTACTGTACCTTGAGCAGCTCCATTGCCAAGTACTCGAATAACACGAAGCTTAGAACCACCTTGCAAAGCCTTTTCGATATTTGATACAGAACCATCTGGTACAATTTCAGAACCATAGATTCTTTGGAACTGAGAGAAAGTAGAAATGGTTTCTGATGGGTCATCGTATGGGCCCTTAGTAGTTCTAGCCAATACACAAGAAACTCCTAACATGGGAGTAGTTTGAAGAACATTGTTGTTCTTAAACTTAAAGTCAATGTGAGGTGAAGTTGGCATAATTCGATTGTGATTAAAGTTAATTGCTTGTTTAATTTATACCCTAGAGTATTGTACCTATACCTTAGGTACTTTTAACTCTAACATTTCATTTTCGTTTTGTTCTAACAATCCAATAAGAACTGATATATCCTTGATAGGTGTAAGAGTACCTTCTCCCAAAGCTTTTTCTGGAAGAATACCGTCTTTACATACATAAGTGTATACCTTCTCAAGTATACCATGTTCTACATCTGGATGGTCATAATAATTACCAATCTCAATGAATAGGTTTCCGGTGGGAGCAAGCCTGCCCTTTTCCCATTCCTCTAAGTCATTGAAGTATGGTCTCATGTATCCTCTAGCAGGTAAGCCAGTATATAAGATTGTATGTAGCAACCTCATATCGGCTTGTGTTTGAGAAACTAGATGTACATCTATAGTAATATCTTTTGTTTCATAAGGAAACTCTGAAGCTTGGTAATTACCATCCTCAAGTTTATCACCAATAATGTATTTGTTCACACCAATATCCCCAGCATAATAACCCTGTAATTCTAGGGTTATTCTTGGGAGAGTTTTAGGGCCTTTCACTTGATTATTCCCGATACCAAATAGAGGTATAAACTTCTTCATATTCTTAATTGCCTCTTGAAATCTTTTTTCGTTTTCTTGAGACAAAGGTAAGAAGTCTTCTGGATTCAAAGTTAGACCCATTTCTAACATTGTACTTAGTAAAGAGATATAAAAAGTTCTCTCTACTATCTCTTCTGAATTTACCATTAATTTCCTAATCTAATTTTTAGTTGAACTTCATGGCTACCAGTATCATTTATAATCCCGTTATAAGTTACAACCACACCACCAAACCCTGACATACGGGTTTCAAGATGGCCAGTACAATTTAATTCACTAACCCATTGAGTAGCAATATTTGAAGGATAATCGGTAAGCCATACTTTAAAGGGTATTGGTTCAGAACCAGTACCTAAAGAGAATTGACTCTCTATTGTCTTACTTATATCGGTTATCTTAAATTGTTTTACAAATTTAGCAACTTGAGTACCGTTGATAAGGTAATACTGATAACCCTTTACATTATTAATCTGAGCAGTACTAGTATTTTGACCAAAGTTTGGGAATGGTATATTCGGAGTTGGTTCAAAGCCATACTTAGTAGTTCTAATACCTGGAGATTGAGTTATATTTAAAACTATCTTTGGGTTAGATTCTTGCTGTAAGATAATCTTAACCGTAGTAGTTCTTTCTAATGGGTCATAGTTACTTGGGTTGTGATCTTGATTAGTAGATTTAGTTTTGATAATAAGCTTACCTGCAGCATTAGCTTCCCCAATTTCTTGGGTTACCTCTAACCAATCGGATGAGCTTTCTAATTTCCAATCTACAGCACGGTATTCATCTTGAGGCTCATTATTTATAAACTTCTGTTGGTAACTATATACCCCTATTTCTAGAGTCTCACCCCTTTTAGTACCATCGAAAGTATGGGAAGTAGTTTCCGGAGTGATACTAAAATAAGTTCCCCAGGTCTCTACTTCAGGAGCAGCCTTTTGTTGTATCAGAGTTACTTCCCTTTCTACACCCTGAACTACTACCTTGAGGACCTGCTCTTTTAAGGTCTGTTCTGTATTTACTGCTTTCGGTTTTACACGAATGGTAGCAGTACCAGTTCCTGATAGTGAAGATATTTCAAAATCTACTGCCATTATATAATCCTCCTTATTTCTTTTCTAACTTCATTACGTATTTCCTTTTGTAAGGCAGCTTTTCCACCAGCAGCCTTAAATGCAGGAGCCCAGAGAGGACGAGGTGGTAAATTACCATCTCTACTACCATACTCTAACATGATAGCTATCTGATTCAAAGTTTTTCTTGAAGTCTTACCAGTATAAGTAATCTTCTTGATTCCAATTGGTAAACCGACGAAAGTTCTTTTCTTACCTTTTACCAAAGTAACTGACCTGGCATATTGTCCAGTAAGATTTAGCATGGTATGGTCTCCATATTTCTTTATGGTACCAGGAGCATGTGGTGGCCAAGATACTCCGGAACCCCTTGGAGGTACACCAGTATTCAAACTTCGTCTTACTATACGAAGAAGTTGATTACCAAACTTTTCTGTACCTTTCACATAACCCTTAGTTAAGATACTTGGAGTTTTAGCAATCAACCTTTCTGCACGAGCTTGTTCTCGTTTGTCTGCGTATATTTCTAGAGGACCAATTGGAGTCGATAGTGTAATATTAACCGACTTACTTGACATAATTCTTATTTATTATTTGGGTTTATCTAATCCCAACTCCTGAGCAATCCTTTGTAAAAGAGTTTCTTGCGTGGTTATCCGTTGATCGATATATTGCCGATAAAAATATCCTGGTGTTGTATATAACCTATGATATACTAAATACATAATCATAGGTTATTGTAGCAGCACTCTGGTTAATATTAAGTGTTATCTTCTTACCAGATTCTGATTGAGTTACTGTTACTGTGGCAGACCTTGAAGATTCAGCAGTGTTCTCTGAAGCTTTACTTGATACAGTCTTCTTACCACTAACTGTAACAGAAGACCAAGAGGGAGTACCAGACAAACTTACACCTACATCATAAGTATCTGAAGTTTCGGAACCATTAATTACTTTTTTCTTATAGGATATAAAAATCTTAGATAAAGTATCCCCTAAAGCAGCATGGTGAATGGATTCACTTGTAACCATACCATCCCAATAAAAGTAGTAATTATAATTTACACTAGCTCCACCCTGAGTGATATCCACATAATCGGAAGCACCCTCATAAGAAGCAGTAACTCTAATAGACCTACTACTTGTACTGGTATTCTCAGAAGCACTAAGTGTAGTACCTGATAGACTAAATCCTGAGGTACCATTGGTACTTAAACTTGGAGTAGCACTATCAGAGCCATCCCTTGTATTTGAACCTGAGGTATAGTTAGCATACCTGGGTCTACTTGCACTGGGGTACAAAGTTACACTACCTCCAGTATTACCGATGGTATAAGAATTTGCCGTTAAGCTTACACTCCAAGAACCATAGGTATACCCAGTAAATTCGTTTGCTGCCTGGTATACTGGTACACTTACAGATTTGGTTTTACCATTTAGTGATAAGGTACCAGTAAGGGTTCCTACCTGGGTTCTAGATTTAACCGTAGTTCCCAAAGAACCTGCACTAACTGCAGTACCATAACTAATGCTAGCACCGCTTGTAATTGTGCCACCTCCAGTTGTAGAACCATTCCATCCCCAAGTTTGAGAATATGAGGGCATAGTAGAGAATGAACTTCTTGTACCTCCACTTGCAGGTATATCGGTTACAGCTCCACCACTTGCAGTAATTTCACTATAAGTCTTATAACCTGCAGATTGAGAACAAGATATGGTTACTTTCTTATTGGTTTCTGCTTGGGTTAAAGTTACGGTACCACTACGAGTACTGGTAGAAGTATTATTACCCATAGTTACTGAAGTACCGGTACCGGATATACTTCCTCCATTAGCTCTAGTATAAGTTAAAGAAATTTGGTTACCATAATTATGGCCATTTCTTAATTCTTGCTTGTATGAAGTTACCGTGAAAGTTTTAGTACCTCCAGTTGCCCCAAAAGACATAGAAGTGGGGTTTACACTAAACCCATAACTCCAAGATTGAGAAGCTGCAGCTTGAGTAAAAGTTACTTTAAAAGTTTTACCAGATTCGCTCTGTGTAACAAGAGTATTGGAATCTGACCGAGAGGTTAATCCCAGATTCTCTGAAGCAGTCCAAGGAGGTACTTGATCCTCGTGATTAGTTACCCATGTGGGTGTATTACTAATAATATAATTTACCGTAACTTCAGCCCCATTAGCTATTCCATCCCAATATTTCTGTTTCGTAGAAATAAAACCAAAGCCTTGATTAGAAGAACTGGGGTTACCCAAAGCATCGAAGCTTACACTACTGTATCTAGTAGTAAAAGTATATTTATAAGTTACCTTGTGTATATCTTCCAACTTTACACATTCGTTGTTTCCATAGGAACTGGCATTGGATAGTTCCAACCCCACATAATTCTCCTCGGTTCCTGTCGAGGAGAGTGCTAACAATTCAGCCTTGGTAGGGCAGTCATTTCCTGTCTTACCAAGGCCTACTTTAGTTTTGACAGCACTCCAAGTTGCTATCTCTCCCATGATTATTTATTTTTGAGTTCTTGAATCTCAGCCTTCAAAGCCTTAATCTCATCGTAAAGAAGTTTAACACCCTCGATTGCCAAAGTTGACATCTTGTGATATTTAACTTGTTTTACGAGTACATACTCTTCCCCATTGATTTCCAAAGTTTCGAATTCCTCTGGATTAGGTACTGTAGATTTCTCTACTGGAACTTCCTCTACATATTTACCAAATCCCAATCCCTCAAGATTCTGAGCAATAGTTCCCTCGTCCTCTTTACCAAGCATTTCGAATGACTTAGTTGGTATCTGGCAAATCTGTTCCAGAGTATGATTCAAATCCTTAATATTAGATTTGAGTCGAACATCTGAAGACTCTTTGAAGAAACCGGAAGGAGCAGTAGTCTTAGCAAATACTACCTGGTCGGTAGTTGCCAAACTCAATTGAGCTCTAGTTACTACGTGAGGATTATCTCTTCTACCAGCATGGCTATTGATAGAAGTCTGAGCAGCAGTACCTGCAGCCTTAGCATCAGCAATAGCAGTAGCCTGAGCAGTAGATACTGGCTTATCAGCATCAGAAGTATTATTAACATTACCCAATCCAACCTGAGTTTTAGTAACTGTATGAGGATTAGATTTATTGGCAATGTGATTATTTACCTTAGTTTCTAAGGCAGTTACATCTGAACCAGTATCGGCAATCAAATCGTCAACGTAAGTTTTCAATTCTGTACGAAGAGCATTGATGGCATTAGTTCTATTGGTAATCTCATTTGCCAACCCCTGTACGGTATTATCCAAGTTAGTCTTATCTGCTGCAGTCATTACACCTGCAGTAGTCTTAGTTGCTGCAAGTATATCTCTAATTAAATCTGTAGCACCTTCATAAGTCTTACCATCTGCACTCTTAGTTTTATTATTAAGAGTAGCTCTTACATTAGTTGAATTATGGGTAAGAGTGAATCCAGTAAGAATAATTCCTGGAAGAGAACTATTAAAGGTATCATGAGCATTATCCTTTGCAATACGGGCCTCTTGTTCAGCTTCAATAGCATCTGGTAAGGTTTGATTAAGCTTTATTACACTATCGGCATCCATCAGACCAGCTTCTTGAGTAGTGGCTGGGGTTAGAGGGATTACCATCCCATCGGGTTTATCAATGTAATGCCCTTGACCATCCGTAGCAGAATAGTTACATAAGATAATAACATTACGCTTATTTTTGTTAGCTATTGAAACCTTACTAATTAAATTTTTAGGCATGCTAGATACCACATCCTCAAGATGCTTACCTCTACTACCTTCGAAAGCAGTACCTGCGATTTCCCCAATGATAAGAGACGAAGTATTACTGTCTACGAATTTAGTACCTGACCAACGGAATTGGTATGGAGGTTCACCATCGGCAACATTTATATAAATCTTACCAGATTCTCCAACTACGGGAGTTTGGTGACCTGCATCCGTATACAATTGAACATTAGTAAGACCTCCAGTGGGGCTTACATCATAGGTAGCATATACTTCAAGTACATCATCTACATATGAAGGCAAATGGTTAGCAGGTACTAACCCATTCCCATCCAATGGAGCAAAGCCATCAGCCTTACCCTTAGTTGCTACAAAGGCATCATGCTTAGCTTCTAGAGTGTTAATGTTATTCTGCAGTTTATTATCAAGGTCAGTGTCTGCCTCAATTCTATCAGCAATCTCTTTATCAATCCTTGCACCCAATGCAGTATCAGCAGAAGTACGAGCAGTTGCTTCATCGTTTACAGCTTTAGTAAACTTGGTATCTAAAGCAGTATCTGCAGCTTTTCTATCAGCTACTTCTTGAGCAAGAGCGGCTTCTGATTTACCGTCCAAAGCTTCGATAGCATCTTTACGGTCCTGAACCTCTTGAGCAATAGCATTGGGTAATGTCTCATCCAGATTAACTTTATCTTGGGCGGTCATTACACCAGCTTTCTCTGCAGTAGCTGCTGGGATATAAGTAGTCTTATAATCTTCAGGCTCATGAGTATAAATACCCTCTTCTTTTTTAGAAGAGAAATTATGAGTTAAAGTAACATGACTGCTTTGTTGACCTACCTCAACTGGTTTATCACCAGATAAGATAATAATATTATCTGGTATAGAATCAAACAGCTTCTTATCTGCTGCAGTTTGTACACCAGCTTTCTCTGCAGTAGAGGCAGGCAATGTAATAGGATTCTGTTCTACTGTACCATCTTCAACTACGGTCTTAGTAGCAGCTATGCCAACAGTAGTTTCATTGGGAGTTACTGCACCAAGAGCAAAGTTAGCCGTAGAGATTCTATCTAACTCAACCTTATCCTTAGCAGTCATCGTACCAGCCTTAGTAGCCGATACCTGAGGCAAATCGAAAGTTTCGGTAGTATCAGCATTCAAACCGTTATCCTTAGTTACCGTTACCGTTACCTTATTAGCATCTGAAGCTGCAGAGATATCCGTCAGAGAATTGGGGTCTAACCCATCTAACTTAACCTTGTCTGCGGCAGACATAACTCCTGCAAGAGTTTGAGTTACCGGGAGTAAGTTCTTGGTAGCTTCTACTTCTTCACCATATTGGTTATTTGCATTATCCTTGGTTGAAGTCTTTACCTTGAAAGAAAGTTGGGTACCGGTTCTTGTTACAGCACTAACATCGGTAACCATGGTATCAGGCAAAGCATCAGAAGTACCTTCTTCAGCTACCAGTCTTTCTTCATGGTCATCGGTAATGTTAGTGAATTTATTATCTAAGGCAGTATCAGCATCGGTTCTGTCCTGAATTTCTTTATCGATACGTTTACCCAAAGCTGTATCGGCAGCAATACGAGCAGCTTCTTCTGCATCGATGTTATCCTGGAGAACTTTATCTGCGGCCTTTCTTTCCTCTCTCTCTGTATTTAAGTCAGAAGTATTCTGGTCAATCTTTGCTTCTAATCGAATATCCTCAGCCTTACGAGCAGCGATTTCATTATTCAGCAAATCGGTAATGGCAGTATAGTTACCATTAATGTTATCATGAATACCCTGAATCAATTCCAGATTACGTTGAATATTGGCAGCATTCTGAGTTACCAGAGCATTGGTAGCATTCAAGGAAGTTAACAGCTCCGTACGAGTTTCAGTTACGAAAGTTCTCAACTCATTTACCGTAGTAGTAAGAGTATTACTTAAGTTAGTGAAAGTCTGTTGCAGAGTATTATCTCCTTGTTCACGCAGATTCTTTTCAGCTTCAAGCTTATTCTCCAACTCAGTAAGCTTAGCAGTCATAGTTGCTGCAAAGTTAGGGTCATCACCGAGAGCCTTAGCAATCTCAGCCAAAGTATCAAGTACCTCTGGAGCAGAGCCAATAATCTTTTGGATAGCTGCCTCTACTTGTTCAGCACTCTGGAAATCTGAATCGTTTAATAACTCAGATACCTTAGTGATGTAGTTTGCATGTTCTTCGATGCCATCCAACTTGGCATATAGCAAGTCAGTAAAGTCATTTGAAGAAAGTACTTTACCGTCTACCTTATCTACCTTCTTTCCATCCATTGCCTGGTCAGCAGCAATTCGATCTGCTTTTTCCTGAGCAATAGCATTATTAATAAGGGTATCTTGGTTAGCACGTTCTGTAGCTTCCTTATCGATATTATTCTGCAACTCGGTATCACCAGCTAAGCGGTCATTCTTTTCGGTAAGTATATTTTGGTTGATACCCGCCATATCATCTTTATGGTTCTGAAGGTTGGTATCAATCTTTGCCTCAAGTGAAGTCTCTTTGGCAATTGCTCGGTCTTTCTCTGCATTAATAGCAGTAGTATTAGCATTTACCTTTGCTTTTAGTTCATTCATAGCATCGGTATTACCTGCCTCTAGAGAATCAATACGAACTCCCAAAGCATTATCACCAGCAATACGGTTTTCCTTTTCTTGTTCAAGCTTAGTATTAAGGCTAGCTACCTCAGATTCCAAAGCCTGCTTAGCATTATCCAATTTAGCCGTAAACTCAGTACTCAAGGCTTTATCGGCTGCAGTACGGTCTGCTACTTCTTTATCCAAATTTACCTGAAGAACTTGGTCTGCAGCTTTTCTTTCTACACTCTCAGTATTAAGGTCAATATTGAGAGTATCGATACGAGAACTCAAAGCACTGTCGGCATTCGTACGGTCAACGATTTCCTCGTTAATCATATCCTTAACTTCCTTGTAGTTATCCCCTACAGTCTTAGTTAAGTTTGTGATTGCCTCTGAATTTCTTTCGATATTATGTTGGTTAGTAGCGATTGCCGTAGTATTGGCATTTACCTGCTCAGTAAGCTCATTACGCAAAGTATTGATAGACTCTTGCATACTCAAAGCCAAGTCTGAGATACGCTGGTTAACGTTAGCCAGACTTTGAGTATATGCTTCATCAGCAGTCTTTCTTTCGGCAATCTCCTTATCCAAGTTAGCCTGAATTGTGGCATCGGCATCTTTACGGTCTTGGATTTCCTTATTAAGGTTATCCCTTACAACCCCAAGTGCAGCATCTCCAGTAGCAGACTTATTGTCTACGTATTCTTTCAGTTTAGTTTCAAGGGCAGTATCTGCATCCTTACGAGCTTGAACTTCAGCAGCTACTTCAGCACTGTTTGACTCATCCCCTGCAATACGGTCTTCGATTTCTTGGTTAACCTGTTCTGTGATTGCAGCCAACTTCCTAGTGATAGTAGTTGCAAAGTTGGGGTCATTTCCAAGGGCATCAGCAATTTCCTTAAGAGTATCAAGTACTTCAGGTGCTGAACCAATAATCTTTTGGATAGCCGCATTTACTTCCTCTTCAGTTTGGAAACCGGCATCATTGATAAGCTGGGAGAGATGGGTAATATAGTTTGCCTTTTCTTCGATGCCATCCAATTTAGCTTTGAGTATATCGGTAAAGTCGTTCTTAGTCAAAGAATAACCTTCACGTTTATCTACCTTCTTAGCATCAAGGTCTTTATCCCCTTTTTCTCTAGCAGCAGCCTCGGCAGCAATAGCATTAAGCAATTGTTCTTTGTCTTCTACACCCTGCTCTTTTATATCCTCGATTTTGTGTTCGAGAACTAAATCCTGAGCAGCACGAGTAGTGGCCTCTGAATCTATATTGTTCTGTAATACCTGGTCTGCAGCAGTACGTGCTTGAGCTTCCTGGTCAATCTTACCTTGAAGAGCATTGTCTGCATTAGTACGGTCTGTTACCTCTTTAGAGATTTCATTGTGAAGAACTTGGTCCTCAGAATGACGGTCTACCTTCTCTTGGTCAATCTTACCTTGAAGAGCTAAAGTATCAGCCTGGCGATTAGTGATTTCTTCATTAATCTTAGAATCCAGTACGGTATCTGCATTGGTACGATTTGCAGTTTCTTCAGCAATCTTTGCCTCGAGTGCAGCCTTATCATTGATATGTAGAGTCTTAAGTTCATTTACACTTTCCTTAATCTCATTATCGGCAGCAATACGTTCATCTTTTTCCTTTTGGATAAGGTCCTTGAGTTCCTTCTCAAGTTCACCATTATCTTGATTTACCTTATCTTCAAGGTCTTTGATGTCTTCAGCATTCTTATCTACCTTCTTCTCAACTCGGTCGATTTCAGCTTTTAAGTCTGCCTTAACGGTATCAATCTTCTTATTGATTTGGTCTAACCCATATTCTAGGTTATCCTGAACTGCAGCTACTGCAGCACCCAGAGCAGCTTCGGCTTCCTTAGCACGATTAACCTCTTCGGTTAAAGCAGTACGAAGGTCGGTTAATTTATTAGTGATAGTAGTTGCAAAGTTGGGGTCATTGCCCAATGCTTCTGCCAACTCTTTAAGAGTATCAAGGGCATCATTAGCACCATCAACCAAATCACTAATCATCTGTTTAACTTCTTCCTCGGTTTGATATTTCAAATCATTCTCAAGCTGAGAAACTTTAGTGATATAATTTGCATGTTCTTCGATGCCATCAAGTTTAGCCTTCAACTCATCGGTAAAATCATTTTTCGATAAGTCGTATCCTTCTTTCTTATCTACCTTATTCTTGATAGAAAGTACGAAGGCCCAGAACTCATTTATAGTTCCTCCAAAGCCAGCTTTAACAAAGTCATCATAGTAACCCTGTAATAACCGCTGGTCTATTTCTTCGCAGGTATAATACTTACTTACATACATATTTTATAAAATTTAAGGATTAATTACTGCACGTTGACGACCCAGTAAGAATTCAGAATCGATATCCCTGAATGGTTCTCCCTCTGAACCACAGAAGGCATTCATTGGTACATCCGGATTTTCGGGGTCTACATCTCCACCGTCCTCAATATCTCCCCGTATGCAAGCATAATCAGGAAGCCTATTTACACGGAACTTTATTACCTGGCCTATACCAGGATGAGGTATTATTTTATCCCAGATATCCCCGAAGTAATCTTGAAAGCAGGTGACAAATTTGTTTCCGGTCATCGATTGAAATGCCGTTACATCATTGCCATTACCTTTCATTTCAATATGAACTCCAGAGGTACCATTGAGGATAACCCGATTACTATCAAACCAAATTCCACTGTTTGTAGTAATTGGTGTCCACCTCAGTACTAACATCTTTGCCATATACTTTATTTTTATTCTACAAATTCAACTTTGGTATCTCGGTCTCTCTTTAGGATAATCATGAAAACTAAAGCCTCATCCTTTGCCTGAGCAGTCTGAGTATCTCCAGAAGGCTTATACGTTATACCATTAATTACAAACCTATCTTGTTCCCAATTAAAATCCCAATAACCTTCCGGTGTAAGATAACCGATTTGTTCTATATAAGATTTAGAAATTAGTATTGATAAGTTTTCATCATCCAATTCTCCTGAAATAGTTGCCTTATTGATAGGCCAGTTTCTGAAAGCATTGTAGTAACATAATGCCTCGATTTGGATGTTATAATATTTAGGTATACTGTCTTCGGCATGACTGAGAAGCTGATTAACATGTTTGGCCCAGGTTATGGATTGCCTACCAGCATCCCAATCTAAGAAGTCAGTGATAATTTTCTTGTATCTATCCCAAGAGCGGTTCTTTACCATTCTCCAGGGTTCTTTTGTCATAACTTAGTTAGAATTGATTTCTTACCACCTTTCACTGGAGCACTTGGGTTGGGTCCATCTAATACTCCAGGTTGCCTTCTGTTAACTACTTTAGGAACTACGGTTCTGAATACTTCATCACAGAATGGTAAGTAGATTTCCAATCGTGAAGCTAACATACAAAGGTTCTTTCTTAATTCATCTATTAATCCACCTGGTTGCATTGCTTGAGAAAGTGTTTTCCATAGGGAACTTGTAGCATCTGCCAAGGTATCATAATATTGCACTTCAGTAGGCCCAGTAGTGATTTGTTTTATCCTATCACCTCGGGCAAGTTCGGGTTTAGAAGTACCATCACCAGTTTGTTCTTTGGTAGAAGTTAATTGACTTAGGTATTCTGAAGTACTTGTTAATAGATTAAGTATCTTCACATTGAGAAAGTCCCATGCTGCCAATTCCATTATTAATTGGTTTTCTAGTGCTTCATACCATAATTCATCAGTATACTTATCTGCAGGAATTTGGTGATTTACTAGAGGACCAATATAATATTGCCATTTGGTGATGTAGATAGATTTATCTTCCCTGGTCATTCCCTCTGATATCTCTGAAGGAATATAGTGGTCGATTAAGTTATATATTGTATCGGCTAATGCCGTATGACCATAATCACAAACTACCAGAGTCTTATCTACGGTGATATCTAAACCATTAGAGTTGGTTACATGTAGGGTTACTGTATAGAAACCGGGAGTTTCATAAGAATAGGAAACATGTCTTCCACCATTGAAAACCTCTCCCTTATCATCGCCAAAGTCCCAGTCAAAAATGGATTTGGCCGGGACTTTGGATATGACTCTGAATGAAACTTCCAGACCTGACGTAACGTACAAAAAGTCCAGATTGTTATTCATATTAGTCTGTCTTATGTAATTTTCATATATTACCCTTTAGAAGAGGATTCGAATTCTTCCAGCAAAGCCTGGATAAGTGTTTCTACTGTATCATCTTTCTCGGCAACGATTTCATGAAGACCTGCTACCAGTTTCAGTTCTTCCAGGGAATAGCCCTTTGCAAGTTTTTCAAGAGTCATGCCTTTCTTGAACTGAGCATTCAGTCTCTTATCCAACTTTTCGATGTCGGCCTCTGAATACTTTTCGATTTCTGATTTATCAGCAATGATAATCAGATGGCCAGAGGCAATTGCCTTCTGAATCTTTGGTGCACGGAATTGACGACGAGAGAGTTCCTTGTCTTCTCCTCTACAAACGGTAATACCAGTTGATTGGTCATGAAAACTGTAAGCTCTTGGTCCCACAGTTACTGTATATTTATCTTTAGCCATATTTCCTAAGATTTAAAAATGATTAAAGAGAGGATAGGTCTTTTTAGTTACCTACCCTCTCAGGGAATTTATATAGATGAAACCGGACGTCCCTTATTATTCTAGGTTAACCATCAAATATGGGTCTACGTTCATGAACTCGGGGAAACCGAATTCTGAGAACTTCTTGTCAGCAGCCAGCAACAGAGTTGCATCCTGGTACATCTTAGAGAAGCCAGTAGTCAAGCTTGCATAGATTGCCTGAGTCTGGTTAGAAACGATTCTTTCAGATTCAAGCATCAACTGACGAGCAGTAAGCTTAATCAAGGCAGCAGATGTATCAATCAACAGCAACTGTTGGTCGGGTGTACCCGGGTGAATGTAGAAGTCAGCATTCTTGGGAACAGGAGACTTAACATTCAGGGTAGCTTCTGTAGTACCAGAGTGACGATCCTTGAATTCCGGCAAGTTCAGCATTTCGATTGCCTGGTCTTCACCACCAATCATAGTTTGGAAGTTACGTCCCATACGAGCAGCACGTACCCAAATATGCAGAAGGTCTTTGTAAGTGATACCATTAGTTGTTTCGTATACACCGATTACCGGGGCAGACTCAGAGCCATCAGGGTTGTTACCATTGATAGCAACGTCCATAGCCAGAGTATCCAGAGCATAACCCAACTGAACACCAAAATCACGAAGGTAGATTCCCAAGACATCGAGCGAAACATAGTTACGAACTTCATCAGTAAGTTTGAAACCTTTTCCGATTTTGAAGAGGCTAACCGATTTCTGTCCGAAGCTAACATCACCCAATGGGATAGTTTCTGCCTCATTAACCTTTGCAGGAGCAGCATCCGACATGTTAACCATCGGCATGATTGCTTGTAAACCATTGATTGGTTGGTCAGATGCAATGATATTTGGATAGAACGGAGCCTGGCGCATACCCAATGTGATAGCAGCACGAATGATTTCCGGAACAATCCAACGAATATTCTGTTGGGGCATTGTAAAGATGTTCTGCATCGTGTCCACTTTTGGATTGATGCCCATCTTTTCAAAAAGTTCATCTTCTGAAATACCCCATTTACCGGTAACCAATTCTCCAAAAGTTACCTCTACAGGCTTCTTGTCCTGTGAACCGGAACGAACAGCTTCCAAGCTTCTTACCATTTCCGGCAGCTCATTCATAAAATCCTGAGCCTTCAACTTTGTAATATCTATTTTATTTTCCATAACTTCTTTTCTCTTATTTGATGAGTACTTGAATTACCTCATTTGCTTCTTCTGCAGGATTGAGGGCAATGAACTGGGTTGAAGTTGCTTGGTTAGCTTTTACGAATCTATCGTTAAGCAATTCTCCATCGGGAGTTACATAGCCAGCTTCGATACCCTCGTTTGATACCCAGTTACAAATCATGTAACCTTCCATAGCTACTGTTACCTCTACCGGGAAATTTCTTTGAGGTTGATAAGCAGGGTTAACGTTATCCGTTACTGCTACACCCAAATAAACTTGAGTAGCTGTATCAGTGCAAGGGTAAATCAAACCTTCTTCATTCAAAGCCACTGGCATACCCTGTACGATTTTCTCTCCAGCTTTAACATTGAAAGCCTGGTGCAATTTGTGTGACTCACTTTTGTAAATCACCGCTCTCGGGGTTCTTTCCCCAAAGAGAGTAAGTTGCTGAGGGTCGTTTACGATTTTAGTTTTTTCCATAACGCGGATTATTTATATTAGTTATTTGATTTTGTTTCGATACAAGTTATCGATTACATTCTTAGTACTCGGAGATTCTGAATTCCGTTGGGTATCAGTACCCTGGGTTCCAGTTTTACCCTCGGTATCATCCTCAGCAATTGAGGAAGCACGGTTGACGTCCTTAGAACCACATTTTGAGCAAGTGAGAGGGAACTTCTCTTCCAAGCGAGCTTGGTAATCCTTGGTCAAGGAAATAAGAGTAGTAATACCAGTAGTCTCGGCATTGAGCATCGTAACGATTGTCTCATCTACCTTATCACCCATTAACTTCTTGTAGGTTTCTACGGCATTTTCACGTAGAGAAGCAATGTGATTCTTTCCTACGGTTGCCATTTCCTTCAAGTTAGCTACTTCGGCATTCAAGTTGGTAATCTGTTCCGTAAGAGAAGTTTTCTCTGTAGTAAGATTATCTACCGAAGTTTGCAATTCGTTTCTGGATGATACCAAAGTCTGAATGCAGGCAATTACATTTTCCTGATTCATCTCTTTACCTTCTTCCAGGGTAAGCATGTTATCCCCAAAAAGGCTTTCAAGAAATTTTAGTAATTCTTCGTTCATGTTATTTTTATTTGAATGATTATCATTGGCATCATTATCATTAAAAGAACCCTGAGTATCGTTCTTTTCTTGATATGATGTTAAATCTGATTTATAATCAGTAAAGAAGTATTGCTTCGATTTATCATCTCTGTATTCTTCATAAGATGCCCAAGTTCTTTTGGCAAAGGTTGGGTTAATGATTTTACCATCCGAACCAATTTTCTGGGCAAATGAATCAGCACCATGTGAAACTAGTGAGGTCTCAAGGTAACGAACAATTTCAGTAACAATTCTACGTACCATAACTCCCTTAGAGTCATAAGTACCCAGTTTCTGATAAAATTCGTTATCTTCCATTTGGGGATGGGATTTATCCCACTTAAATTGTACAGTAACTGAATTACTATGAATTGAAGGAGGTTCCATAAGGATGCCTCTAGCAATTCTTGGGTTTGCCTTACCATCGATTTTCAGAATACCGTTGATACCAGCGGGTATAGTAAAGCTACCGTCTTTGTAGGATTCCTGCCACATTACTTGTGATACAGCACCAATAGCATTACCAATGTTGGTTTCATGGTCACAGTTTACTGTTTGACCAAGCAACATCTTCATAGAAGCCTTTAGTACTCCATTCTGACCAAAGTCTGTCGGGTTCCAATTCTTAGATACAATCGTTTCTGAAAGTAATCGGAACATAGGTTCGATAAACTCTTCATCCTTTGGAGTTAATTCCGATTTATCCAGGTTAGGGTAATAGGTATTATAATCTATATCCCCTCCCCAAAATCCAAATTGAGCAATGGTGTCCGGTGTAGGATTCTTCCATTTGTAATAATTCTCGGAGAAAGTCTGGGCTCCCACTGCTTCTGGGATATACCCAGCCATAATGGTATGGCCTTGACCTATCACCATAGAATCAAGATGCTCTTTGTTTTTCTTTGTGAATTTACTTTTACTCATCTTGCTTTAGTATTTTGGTCTCCTCGAGAAGGAGCCGGGTTTGTCTTATCTCTTGACCTACGAGCAGATTGGTTTTTATCATCCTGCCTTTGTTTCTTCTTGGTACCCTCTTGTGGGTCTGTATTACCACCCTTAGCAAATTGGTCCTCAAGTGAAACTCTTGGTTCCTTTTCATCTGGTGAATCATAACCCATTGCCCAAGCATATTGCTCTTGGCTAATGATACCTGCCTTATACAATAGGTCAAGGTTCTGTATCTTATACTGAAGACCTTGTTGGATTTTAACTTCATCAGAAACTGTAGAAGTTCCCCAATCAATCTTCATTCCCTTATTATTAAATCCTGCCAGACGCAGTTCTAGAGAATAAAGTCGGTCCAATACATAAGCTACAAGCATTTGGATATTTTTTAACTGGCTAATCATCTTAGACAGCATTATACCAGTTGCACCTTCACCAGTAGTAGATGATACCCCAATGATAGAGCCATTAACTCCCAACCCATTTGCTACAGATTGTTGGTTCATATTCCAAGGCTTCTCGATATTACCGAGCTCCTTAGTAGTAGAATTTAGTTTGAATTCATGGTCATCTATGTAACCAGCAACTACTCCATCCTTCATACCCTCTTTAACATTACGTTTAAGGATATTAAGTTCATGGTATAATCGGGATTCATAAGCTTTTATACTCTCATTTGGTCTTTGTGGAGATTTCTGCATCTTAGCTTCTAAGAAACCAACCATACCACAAATCTCCATGATATGTTTGAAGTTAACCTTCATATCATTCTGACCCTTGAGAGAATCCAATGCAGGCATAAATGGAGGAACTCCATAAGGTTCATCCGTATCATTGAACATACCAACATAGAAATAGGTTTCTGGGTTAAGCTTAATGTAATCTTGTTGCTTAACAAAGAAATTTATATTCTTTTGGTAAGGAGCATACACCCCATTTAATTCACGTTTAAACTTGATGTGTTCTGGCTTAAGGAATAATACAGTAGCCAAACCATCAAGCTTATCATTTGGTACTCCTTCTACGGATATTGCCCCACTTACAAGAAGTTGAACAATCATTTTATTAACTAAACCATCTATACCAGCAGTATATCTGGTCCATCCCTTGGTGGCTTTCTTAAGATGTTCTCTCATCTTTGAAGCCTCTTCATCGGTATTATTAGGGAAAGTTACTGTATGACTGGTGTTAGCTAACTTAAACATATCTTGCAATGCAATGCCCATATCAGGATTTACCTTATATAAATCCCGAATTAAAGGTATCACATCAACACGAAAAGAGGGTTCAACTAATTTAGTCAACCCTTGTAATGATGTAATTAAGTTATCGCTATCATCGTCAACTGAAACCCTACCAGGCGAAATCGATGTGGCAGGCTTCTCCTCTTTATTAGAGGATGTACCATTCTTGGGAGGGTCCTTCTTACGTCCCCAACCCCAACTAAAATTGAAGTACTTTTTCATCTTGGTTGTACGATTACGTTAGTTTTTCCTTTCCTTATGTGATTACATATTGCTTTTCCAAAGATATCATCATCGGCATATACATCTCCTTCAAGGTCTACATCTACAGCTGAATTGTTAGCCCTATGTTTACCCATTGCAACAGGTCTACCTAAACCATCATAAATGAAGGTATAAGCTTCTTGTACAAAGAATGGGTCCTTAATGATTACGTTATCTAATCGAATATCTTCTTCCAAGTTTTCTATTATCACTGAACGATTCTTTTGGGTGGTTAACCAACCAGGGGATTTATCCATTTCAGGTCTACTTTTACCTTTTTTCTTTAGCATCTTCTGGTAGTAGTAAAGGTTAGGGTAGCCTTCGTCTTGAAGCTTAGAAGTTACTGATAAACCAACGTCATTGGATTCTGGAGCTATTACTGCCCAGTTAAACAACTTCCCAGTATCACCAAGTAACTTAGCATAAGCTCCCACTGCCATTCTTCCCTTATATACTACTTGTTCTTCTCCTAGCTTATCCATACAAGTAAATGAAGAGTAGTCAGAAGCTCTACCAGTTGAAACGTCTGCACCAATGAAATATTCTTTATCTGATTCGGGTTCACAGAATTGTCGGTATTGACCATTAAATCTCTTCTTAATAACTGGGTAATCACTAAGGCAGTCTTCGATAGCTTTAATATCGGCTAAGTCGAAGACTGTATTACCAGATGATAAGAAGTCACCATCAATTTCTTGTGCAGTTCGTTTTGCTCCCAAAGCAGAAGACATTTGGTTATACCAATTGATATCTCGTTCTGGGTGCATTTGCCAGTATAATCGAATTGGGTTAAAAGGATTACCTCCTGCAATGGCATCTACCCAAGTTGAGTGATAGAAATTACCAACTCCATAGGGAGTGGAATTGACGATGGCAGCTCCACCAGTGGAAAGAGTAGGAAATGCAGCAGCCCAAATTTGAGCAGCCCATCTTACTACTGCTGCCTCGTCAATTACCAGAAGAGAAAGGGATTCCGAACGACCGGCTTCGGATGATGTCGGAATTGATTCAATAAATGACCCATTATCAAATTCTATCATGGAAGCAGAACCGTATTCTCCAGCTCTACCATTGATTATGGGAGTTTGAAGGTACCATGGAAGATTCTTGTACATGAACTTAATCTTCTTAAGCACCTTCTTAGCAGTTGTGTCTTTGATAGAGATAATGTTTATCTTTTTGTTGGGATGGTACATCGCCAACCAAAGACAGTACATAGAAATAAGTTCTGTAATTCCTGCCTGACGGAATTTGAGAATGATATTGAATCGTTGGGCAATGAAATTGTAGAGAACTGATTTCTGAAATGGGTATAAATCAAATCTTACCTTTCCTCTTACTGGATGTATCACATAGCAAAAAAGGCTAAAAAAGAAAACATCACTAGAAACTCGGGATAGGTTTGATAGCTCCTCCCGAGTTAATGTAGTTCTAGTTTCTGAGATAGTCTTTGCCATTACTTAAAAGTTATACGTTATTTGAAATTCGATGTCAGTACCTATACCAGATTTTATCTTTGGGTAGTAAAAGGTATTGACTCCGAATTTGTAATTAAATCCCTTAGTCTTGATTGAAAGACCAGCTCCCATATCGAAGAGATTATTGAAAGGTCTGTATTTGCCATAAACGTATGGACTAAGTGATAACCTTGCAACTTTCTTTCGGGTTAATTGACCTTCATACCAGTTGTAGTTGTACTTATCTAAGTCGATTGGGAATAGTCTAGTTGAATAAGTGTTAGTCTCCTTATTGAACAGACTTAAGTTCAACTTATCTTTCTTCAAAACAATTTGAACCAGGGAATCTTGGTTACTGATAACTGGCTGCCTTAGCATGGAATCAGGAAAGAGAGTTGGCTGCTTATTATCATGAACTAAGATTTTACCTGGTTCAATTTTTTCTGAGTACTTCTTCTCTGGTTTGAAGGGTTTCTCTGTGTATACTGTATCTGGGATTTCATTGACCGCTAGTTCCAGGGAATCAACCTCTCGAGAAAGTTTGTAATTCCTGAAGCAAAGGTAAATAGTAAATCCTAGAAGTACAATGAACAAGGCCCTCTTAAATGTCTTCATCCTTGATTCTCAAATAAGTGTCCTTAGCAATGAACTTATCCATACCAATACGGATTAAAGCTTTCATACTTGAACTTAATTCCGAGGTAGGTATTCTTAATCTAAATTCAAGTCCTTTCGAATCTTCGGAAAGAGTTATACGAATTTTTCCCTTTCGATTTTTAATCAATCGATTGTATAGTACAGCAATCAGATTGAAGATTGCTTTCAGATTCTTCGGTGTAATTTCCGAACGATGTAAAATCTTCTTAGTCATATCATTTTCGATTTTGGTGTTTCATACGAATATAGTCAACTAGCTCTAAATCAGGTACTTGGCATCAATTTGCCAAGTCTTGGTACTACCTAATTCATTCAAAACCAATTAGTTAGGTTTGTGGCTTGTTTTCCTTTCCCTTAACAATCCCTATCCTTTCAGAATTGTATTTTAGAATTATTCCTTTCCTTCCTTCTTACCTTCTTACCTGGCCATAATATATATAGGGGGGAGTCACTGAAAATTAAGGTACCTTTTTAAGGCATTCCTTAAACCAAATCCCTACCTCATAAACCGAACCCTTGGCAATTGTGTACCTTGCCTTGTTAAGCCAGTAATGGTAATCCTTAAAATCACCCTCGAAGGTATCACCATTCTTGTGAAGGTAAACTTTGAATTTATCTGGGAATCCCATAATTGCCTTGAAATCCTCTATTCCCAGAGGATAACCATCGGGTCTGAATTGCCTATCTGCAGGTCTGAGAGTTAAGGGGGGTTTATCATACTCCAATCGATACACTCCTGGAAGAGTACTCATCTTTGCAGTTTTGATAGGCCACTTCTTTTCATTCTTGAAATCCCTAACCCAGAGCCTATGTATCTTTGCTACTGTGAGATTCTTCTTCTCTGGAAGCTTTCGATAATCATACATTGCCAGAGTTTTACTCATGAACGGAATCTGGTTAGTATTATTTTCCTGAGAGAATGTGAGTGGTTTAAGTAGATTTCTAGTAGTTGTTGGAGTTTTTACTTGGAATATTTCATCAAAAGCATTCAAGTATTTCTTACCGGTCTTTTTATGTACTCCAATGATGAGTAATCGCTTCCTTGACTCCTGGGAGTTTCCGTAGTCTAAAACTGACCTTTCGTGAAAAACTAATTTATAGTCTTTGAAGGTTTCCTCAAAGAAATCCTTGGGAAGCAAGGTTAGCAGTCTTGGTAGATTTTCTATAAGAAATATCTTGGGTTTATACTCGAGTATTGATGCAATTACTAGATTAAGACTACGGTTATCTTTGGGATTACCTAATTCTTTTACCTTGGATAACCTCATAATACTAGAACTACCGCAATCAGGGCTTGATATAATTATGTCTACTTTCTCATCAAATTCTTGTAAACAAAAGCCCTTATAGAACGGTATATCTCCAAAATTTAATTTCCATTGTTCTTCGCCTGGAGTGTGGAATACTCCCCTTATCTCTATGTTCCCTAACAAATTCTTCTTAAAAGGGAACAGGAGTGCACCCTGTCCAGCGCACACTCCCAATACCCTTAGTTTTTTCATTTCTTGTAGCTTCTCAATTTAATGTATTTAATCCAAGCAAATGGCTTACGGTCTTCCAAATAACTCAGATTCTTATCATTATTGTGAGCTTCCTCTTCGAAACTTACATCATGATATCTTTCATTCTGTTTATTCCACTTGGCAAAGCACATGATGATTATATATTCGATAACATACCAAAGGTAGAAGAATCCAAAAGTCAGAGCCACTACCCACCAAAAGGACATACCAAATGATAACCAGAGTATGATACCGAGTACTAAACCCACTATACTACATTCAATCTGTTGTATCTGATGAATACATTCATGATTGATATCATCAGGTTTACACTCTTCTACTTTGTGTTTAAAGAATGAATTATACACCAGAGTAATTGCTTTGTAACTGGGGAAAAGAAATACTTTTGCTACCCAGCTGTTAAAATGACATCTTTTCATAATTTATCTTTGAAGTTTTCGTAAGCATTTCTTAGTTTTTGGTCGTAGGCATTCTGGGCATACCCGGGACCATTGTATTTTCTGGCAAAGCCAGCCCAGTCCTTTTCTTTGAGATTACTCAAACAACCAGAGTTTTTCATGAAATAATACATGAGTTCTAGTTGATTTGCATGAGATTCCGACATCTTATGAACGAATTCAAAGACATCTTTACATTCACAGAGGTTGTGATTGAACCCACAAATCTGGAACATACCCCAACTTGCAGACTTCAATGCACATTCTTCGTCAATTTCTTTGGCTAATTCGAGTCTCTTATACTCGTGTACACCTCCCAAATACTTCGATTTATCCCATTTAGGGAAGAAAATCGTAGAATATCTCTTACAAAGGTAAGCTAAATCTCTGTCAGGGAATTTCTTATGTACTTCTTTGTACATAATGTGACCCTCAAAGAGGATTTGAGGCCTACCATCAGCTAAAAACCCATCTCTACCTGCTGCTTCTACCAATTGAACAGCTTTCAATAGGGCGGGTTCTAAACCTAAGCTATTAGCAAGGTCTTTAATCATTTCATTTGTTAGTTTATCCATAACTTATCAGTTTTAATGGTTCAATTTTAGTAACAAGAGTATTGCTTATAGCCCATTTTCAATATGTTTCGAGGTTCTATTATCATATATAACTTATAAAATAATGCAATATGGACAAGAAAAATGAGTGCCAGATATGTGGCAAGCCCATTAATTTAGAGGAATTTGATGAAACTCGGGAAATCCCTCAACTTATGGCAAGAAAACAAGTTTGTTTTAAATGTGCTTTTTGGTTTAATCGATTAGCTTATGATAAAGAGCTTGAGAAAGAGGGTAAAATTGCGGTAATTACTCCAGATTATTCTCACTGGGTAACTAAAATTCCCGGAAATATTTTAATGGTGCCCTCGGCTTTTGGTGGTATTTACCAAACTAAACTCCAACCAGTAAACACTCTGGGAGTTATTGATGAAGACCGAGAGAAACTTTTCATTATCCGTTATAATAACATCGCTCACCAGGGCACTATACCAGAGCATCTAAGAGATGCTTTTAAAGTAAACGGAATATTTCTATCTCCACAGGAATACAAAATGCTAGAGGATTACCGGGGCAATGCCTATGAATTTATTAAAAATATGATTGATAATGCAATAAATAAAGAATAATTTCGTATATTTGCATAAAGAAAATTTCTAAATAAAATAGATATGAAAAAAGAAAAGAAAGAAATCAAAAAGCTCAAAGAGGGGGATGAGGTTCTCTTCACATTATCTGGAAGACCCATCATAGAGAAAGTAACAGTAGAATCCATCGATAAGAAAGGTGGATTCGCAATGCTCGGTAACCGAGTAAAAGTTGCAAGAACCTTGGGTCCTGATAATACATATCCAAGATTGGATGGGCAAAAGGGAGAAGTTCTCCCTATTACCGAAGAAAATGAAAGAGTATTCCTTGCATATAAGGCCTATTTCTCAATTAAGAGAAACATAGAGTTCCTTGACAAGGAGATGAGAAGTATGAAAGATTCGAAAGCTTTCGATATGATGATTGAATTTGATAAGAAGCTAACCAAGATTATTAACAAATACCTCAAAGAACAATGACTACTGTATTAGCAATAATTTATTTGGTATGCTTACCGTTCACTGTATTTTTTGTAAAGGTTTGCTTAGATTATTTACCCTATACTCACAAAATACACTCTCTCGTTTTATTTATATCGGTATGGATAGTATTACCTCTATTTCCGATTTATCTATTAATCAGATACATAAAATACAAATTACTATGAGATACTTTTTTGACAGAGATGGTAATTATGCTGGGTCATCAATGCAAGGGTGGGAGATTCTTCTCCTACTTTTGTTCCCAGTTGCTCTAATAATCTTCCTCGTATTCTTACCCTTCTATGTATTTCATAAATACAGTTCTAGAGAAGAGGATAAAAAATACGAAGAAGAACATCCAGAAATACTAAAAGTAGATTCTTATATTACTTGCTGGTATCCCTGGCATAGGTATTCTGTTGCATATACCCTTACTTTAATACTCTGGGTAATTGCTTTTATAATTGGGATATTATCTTAATCTCAATATAAGTCTTAGGTTGGAGCTCCCCCCCCCCTAATTTAAGAACTTTATTTTCCATAATGTATAATGTTTTTAGATTGATACTGTTTCTCCTGCACTTGGTACTATAAATGACCCCACTAATGTCCAGGTAGAATTTAATCTAGTATATACAGTTACTTTATCTCCAGTAGTACATTCTATTCGAGTACCAGGTTCTGAGTCATTGGCATAGAATGGAATCCCAATAGTATCAGTACCAGTTGCTGATATTCTCTGTATATACTGCAGAGAAGTAGGTTTTGGATTCTGTGGCTTAGCTCCCTTGCCAAAGAGAAAGTGGCCTGTATCTGGCAATCCAGAGAGAGTGAATGTTTGAGCCTGTGACTTCTGAGTAACTGGTATACTAAGGTTAGCATCCCCACAGGTTAAGAAGATATGCCCTGAACGGTTAAATCCAGTTTGATTACTCGATAAAGCAGTCAGGGATAACCTGTAATGGTTCTCAGGAGTACCCGCTGAGGCAACTGATACTGCGCACCAATCGGGAGCACTACCCACATGGGGAGTTTCTGGCTTTTTAGACCCATCACTACCATTTAAATAGGCCATCACAATAATTTGAGCAGTATTACCTTTATTACCACCTAAAGGCAGTGAGTTTGAAACCATTTCTATGTATCCAGTATAGGTAACACCGGATTCCTGAGTTACTGTGAGATGGATTTTGTTATCAGATCCATTCTGGTCAAATATCAGAGTAGTAGACCTTGAGGACCCAGTATTTTCTGAATAGTTAATTTTTACATCTAAGTAACCATCTCCAACGGTAACTCCTTTCCAAGTAGCCCAACTTACGGAGGCTGAGCCCAAAGTACAAGAGGGTGTAGAGGTTGAAACTACTTTGCCATTTACCAGTTTCCTTTTGAGGGAAGTGATATGGTAGGTTATAGTACCACCGTTTGAAGATACAGTATCTGTACCTGTATCTGTAATTGCACGTGCTAGTTTGAATAATGTTTTTTCTTCCATATCTTTATAAGTTTTTGGTTTATAGAAAGAACTTTGATATTGTAATCTGCCAGAGGGATAAGGTGGATGAGAGCCAGGGATGTTTTATTCTCTGGCTTCTTTGTGTGTTGTGTGAGTATGTGTGGTGTGGGATATCTGGGCATGCCCTTATCACGAAGAGTGATTTTTGTGGGGTAGTAAAATATGTAATTTGCCTTCAAGGTACCCCTTAATGCGAAAGCTTCGAAAGTTGTGGTACTAAAAGGGGAGTACGGTTACGTTAAATTTAACATTTGTAAATAAAAAGTAAGGGACAAATAAAAATGTTTGTCCCTTTTGCTTTCTTTTAATCTTTAAATGTTTCGTTATCGTCTTTCAAAATTTCTTTTAAATCTTTATAGCATTGAATTGATAGCCAAATTACACCAACAAATAAAAATATATTTAATATCATAACTTTTTTATTTTTAAGTGAGTAAGAAAATACTTTCCTACTCTGATTTTCTTTTATTTCATTGATTTTTTCACAATTTCAAGCCCTTTTATTAAAATCGCTTTCTTTTCTTCTTTAGTGTTTTCGCTTGCAATTGAAGAAAAAGAAAAATCGTTTATTACATAGACTTGTTTATAAAAGTCTATAAAGCCCTCAATTAGTTTTTTATCTGCATTCGTTGCAATTGAAGAAAGAAAATTGAAAGTTACGTTTCGGAACTTTTTGCGTAACGATTTGATTTGCTTTTCGTTTGCACCCTCAAAAAGTTCTTTTTTGTAAATTTCTGTTTTTGTTCCTAAAGTTGTTTTAAAAAGTCCTTGATTTTTTTCTTTTACAGACTTTAAAACGTTTAAAGCAATTAAATTATTGGCTTTACTGTTTGCTACTGCTTTTTCTACATTCACTTTGTTAATTTGATTCTTCATAATAAAACGCTTGAATATTTTGTTATTATTATTTTTATAACCTTTTTGATAGATATTCAAGACTTATTAAACTATCTAATAAGGTTTGTTTCATTTCTGATACAAATATAAGAACTATTTTTTAATCTACAAAATTTTTAGAAAATTATTTTCTTAAAAATTTTTAATTAAAAATTTATTCAAATATCGCTTTGTTTTTCTCACATTGCAAAGATACGAACTTTATTTTAATCTACAAACATTTTCAAGAAAAATTTTTGAGAAAATGAATAATTTTATTTTTAAAATTATTTTTGTGAAAAATTCATAAAATAGAAAATATTGTGCACTTAATATTTGCACTTAATTTTGGGGGTTCATAAGGGTAATCTTCACACGCCTTGTAGTTGGCATATATACCTGTATATAGATAATCCTATATGGCTTATGCCTGTCCTCTTGAGAGTGTATTATATACCTGTATATTGATAGGGCCATTAATGGACTAAGGTGATAAAGAATTAAGGCCTCTTCTGTATTGCCTCCTCTATAACACCCAGGTCCTAATTCAATAAGGCCATATAGGGACTATGGTAAGCCTATAGAGATTAGGATAGCCTATAAGGGCTTACTAAGTTAGCGTAAGTAAAAACCCAGGTACCTAAGTTAGGCCTGGGTTAATTGGTTAGTATTCGCAATATTCTCGTTCAAGGTATATGTTGAAATCCTTGAAAAGTTTTATACCTGGTATAGGACCATCATTTTTGTCCCAAATCTCAAATTCTATAAATTGGGTCTCATAGCCTTCTATATCTGAAATAGAGAGAAGATAGTTCTGGCTTGGATCAAATTCTTCAAGGAAAACCTCGATAGTAGCCTTAATCCTAATAGGGTGAGTATTAGTAATGCCTTGTACGATTTGTGTTAATCGGTTTGATAATTCTTCTGTGTTCATGGGTAATGGGTTTTAAGTGATTAATACTTTATTTATCTGATGCAAATATAAAGACTTTATTTTAATTATGCAATAACCCTAATTACCTTCGTAGGTTATTAAGGGCCTTGAATTATATTTGCCTTAGTCCTTGAGGCCATTAATGGAGTAAGGCCATAACACCATAGGTCCTAGAATTAATGCAAATATTGCTAATATAAATACTTAGCCAATAACTGCAATAAACTCTAGGACCTTATTACCTAACCCTTTATAATTACCTTATCAATATTAATTATAACCTGGTCACTGGGTTTATCCTTACCTTTCTTTAATAAATAACCTATACTACCCATCGGTATATTATATTCTTTAACCAATTCATCCCAAGTTTTATAATTTGCCTTCCCCTGTATGGCCTTAATGAACTTAGGATTATATTTCCTACGTTTCTTATTAACTTCCCTAATGGGTATATAGGTAGGTTTAGGGGTACCCCTTTTATCTTCCCAAGTATATAGGTTAGGGAATAGTTCGGCAAAGTATTTCTGAACAGTGATACCTTTACGTTTGCCTTTAGCATCGATTAGTTTCATATGACGTTTTACCTTAATGAAGTGATTGGTTGTTTTGTTCTTAATCCTACCATCTGAATAGAATCGGTAGGATGGAAAAATCCTTGTGGGTTCTGTGTTTCATATTTACCTTGAATTTTTAATTGATATATATTATATAATAGTGCTTGGTAAGGTAATTCGGATAAGGTAAATAAGAGGCCATTAGGGGACGAAAAATTATCATCACATAGGCCTTTTTGAGTTTGCCTTTAAAGTGTGTAGTAGAGCTATATGGTATAGTGGCTATATGGTGAGTTGAGTGGCTTTGTATAGTAGAGGGGTTATCACTTGCCTTGTTTGCCTAAATCCCCAAAACCCCCGGCGAGGTACCTTGATATATGTATTGGGTATTATTATATTAATAGATGGTATATTAGTTATAGAGGGGATATTATATTATGTACCTTAGTTAGCGTTAGTATGATTTTGTTTTGTTTTTGTGTTGGGTAGTGTGGGAGGTACCAGGTATTTATTCGATTGGGTATACCTGTATGAGGGCATATATTAAAAGGATGATTCATTCTGTAGATGAATTTCTTTGTTAGGAGGGCTTCTTCATTTAGGATTAGAAGTCAGGTTGTTACGATGAGTAGGATTAATTTTTTTAGTATTATTATATGTATCTTAGTATAATCCCATATGTGTAGGATACCAGGATTAGTGATGAGGTGTATAGGGTTAGGATTATTAGCTGTGAGATGATATACCTTATTTTGTTTGTTGGGTGGGTATGCTTGTGGGCTTGGTATATTTTCTCATTGCGTATGAGGGTTAGGATGGTGACTACGGATAGGATTATTCGGATTATGTGATAGAGGATGTCCATTTCTTCGCAGAAGCCTTCGGTAGTACCAGGTAGTGGGCCTGGTACTTCGAATGATACTAAGAATTTACCTGATGTTAGCATAGTTTATAGTTCGTTGGTTAATAATCTTATATCAGTTAAGTGATTCATATATTCCTCTTCTGAGGATATGTCAAGGCATTTGCATGCTATATAGTGACCATATATCGATATACCTGATTCATAGCCCTGGTCTTCATTTAGGAAGTTGGCTAAAGGTATCTTGTCTACTGAGCATATCCTCTTCAGATGGCCTGGTAGGGTTTCTGAATCTTCGTAGAATACAGAGTCATAAGTCTCTGTATTATCGGTCATTGTAGCAAATATTTCGATTAGCCAGTTAAAGTCCTCTAGAGGTACATTGTCTAGCCATTCCCATCCGATTGGGTAGTTGTTTACTGTAAGTTTCATGATGTTAATTGAGTTGAGGGTTAAACTTTGGTTTACTTAATAGTACGGTATGTGGGAGTTCATCTTCATCCAAGATTCCAAGTATGAGATACACATTAGGATCTTTGGGTATTTCGAAGTAGAATCCCGGTTTAGGTTCATCCCCATTGAATGATACATGTACTATTTTGGTGTTTTCTAGTAATCCATTTAGTTGTACATGGGATAAATAATTGCGAATAGCCGTATGAGGTTCTTCGGGATTGTTATCCCATATAGTTAGCATATAGTTAAACCATTCGGGATGGTCGCATAGTTTGATTAATTGGTTTTTGATGTATGGTGTCATAGGTTATAATATTCTGATAGGTCCTCAATGAATTGTTCCTCTTCTTCAAAATAGTCCTGGTCTAATACATATTGAGATACGTAATGATGATAGAGTGGGCCAAATAATAGGGTAAATAGTTTACCGTTAGCTTCATCAGCAATTTGTTGAAGTTCATCGTCTTCTTCTTCTGAAAGTTCAAAGATTTCGTTTATTATTCGGTCATTGGCAGTTTTCCAAGTTTTTACCAGTTCCCTGGCTTGTTCATGTATCTCTGAAGGTAATGAGTCTAAGGTATGTTTAAGTTCTTCGGTAATCATAATGTTATTTGTTTATGGGTTTAGCAATTACTGATATGAATCCTTGTGGATATAAGGTATACATAATCTGATAGTTCCCTGTGGGCAAGAAGACTTGCATTATGTTTGCAAGTAATGGGTAGATTTTCCATTGGTTTTCCTCTAGAAAGTTATCCCAGTCATCGAATTCTTCTGGATAATTCCCAGATAGTTGAATACGATATTCAGTTTGTTCTGGGATAAATAAATTGGTTACTACCCGAATTTCGTCTGATTCCTTTTTGTATTGGGTAATTGGATACCAGATGCCTTCGGTTTTCCATTTATTGAGCTGGAACAAGGACATGCCCTGTTCCAGTACGTTTAAGAGTTTATATAAGTTTACCATAGTGATTATTTATTAAGTTGCCTAATGAGTTCTGATGCAGCCAGGGAATCAAAGAGTTGGGTTTCTCTTTTGTCGGATTCCCATTTTTCGAGAGCATTATATGTTGCCGTATATTGATATATCATGTCCTCATCTTGTTCCTCGTCCTGGATGGATTCCCGGAGATGTTTTTTGAGTCCAGTAATTATGTAATCCTGATGTTCTGGAGTTAATTGAGGAATACCAAATATGATAGCTTCTACCTGTGATGGAGAATAATCATAGTATTGGTCGTCAGCACCCTTTGTTAGATCCATGTGGGAGATAATGTTTTCCTTTAGATTTTCGAAGAGAACTTCCTCTGAAGCATATGTGATGATATATCCTGAGATATAAGCAGCAAAAGGTTCATCCTCTAAGTCGATTGAGTAAACCTGGATATTGGTAGCTTCCTTGTTAATATAAAGACCATCGCTGTAATCATAAGTATAAATGGGATGAGAAGCAAGCAGTTCCCAGATGGCCTCTAAATTTTTTAATTCTTTCATAACGTGTCTATATTAAAATTATTTGAGAAATATTTCTCACTGCAAATATACAAAAATTATTTCTAAACTTGTTTCTATAATTACTTTTATTTTTATAAATATAGAGGTTCTGGGAGGTGTTTTGAGTGCCTCCCGGAAGATTTTGTTAATATAATTCATCGGCCAATAATGGTTCCTTGGGCTTATTTAATTTCTCCTTAGAACGTCTGGTAGCCCAATTCTCGTAGGGTTTGTAACTGAAGGTACGAGTTGTTTCATCGTATGCAGCATATACCATTTGTTTACGAGATATTCTCCTTCCGTAAGTTTTCTTAAGATTAGCAAACCAATCTAGATACTCCTGTAAAGAGTTAAAGATTTCTTTGTGTCCCTCTAAATCATTCTTAGGACGGGTCTTCCATGTTGCTTCTATATAGCATTGGTGTAGGGTAATTGAAATAAAGTATCGGCACCAACTACCACCAAAGATAGTGCCCGTGGAGAATTCTATCTCCCGAGCAACTAATGGACTAACGTTATACTTTGTCATGCGATTGAGAAATTAAGTTGGAAAATCCAGTTGTTTCTATCGAGTTGATTGAATGATATGAACCTCCCATCGTTATCTGTGAATTCGTTCATGAATTGAACTGCAGCAGATGCTAATTGCCCCTTATAGGGATTAGTATCAGCAGTTATCACGGATTCAAAAATGAAAGAATAATAGGTAGTATCATAGATTTGTACCTGATTAATATCCAAACAATTGAGTTTGTAATCATCCTCTAGTTTAATTAAGAGTCCCATTAGAAGATTAAGAAGATTACCCTGTTCATCAGAGTCAAGTTCAAATGTAGATTTCTTTTCTAAGAAATTGCGAACTACCTTAGTTAGTTCGTCTGCCTGATTGTAAGTTACTGAGTTCGTTTTCATATTTTTGTCTATTTTTAAATTGATATGCAAATATAAGCATTTTTATTTTTATAGAAAAATATATCTATTTTATTTTTAAGGAGGCTGAGGATGTGTATACGCTAAGAAAGGCAGTGGATTAGACTGCCTTTCAATTATTAAGGTAATTGGGGAGTTAGCAAGTATAGAGCCTCTCTTATGATTGAACTCTCCATAGGTTCTAAAGAGGGTTCCTTATCCATTAGCCCACCTTTCTTCTTCTCGTTTTCAAATACTTCATGTATGGCTTGCTTTAGTTTAGTAGCTAATATCTCTGATAACTCCTGAGATTTAAGAGAGGTAAGTAACCCATTCCGTATTTCCCTAACATCCTGGTCATTTTCAGTGATGGGTTTTGCTTCTACCAATTCTTGTATACCTGAGGAATACTCATTAAACTTTTCATACCCTAAATGTTGTAGGTCATTAATGAAGATACTAAATTCATCATAGGTAAGTCTAGTATCAAAACCTACTCCATGATATAGTTGTACTAAAGGGACAAGGATTCTTCTTAGTGTATTGAGATCATTTAGATGATCTAATTTTATTCCCGATTCGAGAGGTATTTTATATACCTTTTCACCCTTCAATACTACTAACAGAACCATTAGTCTTGGTGGTAGTCTTTTCTCGTTCATAAGCAAGTTTTTGTATTATGAGTTGTACATAGGTATTTCTCTCTTTATAGATGAACATTACCGAGAGAAGTATCTCATGTTTCGGTAATATCATCTGTATGAAATTGCCTGGAGCAATTACAGTAGCTACTACTGGAGAATCCTCCTGAGAGAAATTCTCTAATATCATTTCTGCCCTCTTAATGGGTTCTGGTTTTGTGGGGTCCAAAGTTAGGACTGGAGCAGTTATACATTCCTTGATGCCCTGTGTTAAGGCATTATATAACCATTCATCTTTTATATCCTCTACTTGGAGGTTTTTCATTGTAATCATATCCTAAACCTATTTAGAGTCCATACACCCAGGATATTAGAGAATACCCATAGTTCCCAGTTTTTGTAAAAGTTATAGGGTTTATTGAATTGAGATGTTTGAAATATTATCTGATTTGGTGTTCTAGATAACATTTCTGCATGACAAGTTAATACTCCAGAAGATAATTGAGCTTTAAAAGCTTTAATAATATCTTCATCACTTTTAGTCTCTAATGAGGTAAGCAATTTAATAAATTCTACCTCTACACCTTGAGACATGTTTACATTTCTGAAGGCAAACTTTTCTTTATTTTCCATATTCGTCATTTTTAGATAAGAACTCTTGAGCTAGTTCATCTTGAGTTCTTTCGATTATGTTCTTTACTATTGTTTTATTTTCTACTCTAGCCCACGTATATAGCATGCCCAATTGAGCATCCATATAGCAATCTATAAGAGATGGGTCCTTTCTAAATACATCCCATTGTTTTACGAAATTTGTTCGAACCAAATCCCTATAACCCTGGTCTGATATGCCATCTTGGTCTATATAAGCAGATACCCTTTTCTTGACTTCTAAAAGGATTTTCTCTAAGCTTTCGGGTAATCTGAAATTTTCTGGTAAGTTATGATATACCAAAGCATTAGGTATCAATTCCTCAAAGGTAAACTGATTATCGAATAGATTTTTAGGATATCTACCTGAAAATATCAATGGTAGCTTATACCTTAGCAACGATGGTACTACGTCGTATATAGCATAATGTCTTCTATATTCTCGGTACAAGTCAAAATATAGATTCTCATCGAATATACCCGATTTCCTCATTATTGCTTGTAAAGTATGATAAGCAGCATTGATATGAGTATTACTCAATTTGAATACTAAGTCGCCATTTTTAATAGCAATGAGTTCACTACAGCATCTCTTTCGTCTAAATAAGTTCATGTGATTAAAATGTAAAGTTAATGTATATTTTCCTTGTTCCCTTGAGAAATTTTTCGTGATTTGAGTCATCATACTTATGGCAAGCATAAGTCTTAGATGATTTATCATAATGGTCTCTTACCCATACTGGAGCAGTTTCTGTGGGTTTTAATTTAAAGTATGTACCCTGAACCTTGTTAACCTGAGTCTCTTTGTAAGATGTCTTTGGTAGTTCCATATTTTTGTCTATTTTAAAATTGATATGCAAATATAAGCATTTTTATTTTTA